GAAGGATTTGTTTATCTTATTACCAACACCACTACAGGCCAGAAATACATAGGCAAGAAACTAGCAAAGTTTAAAACTACTAAGCCACCACTTAAAGGCAAGAAAAATAAACGTCGTGGAACTAAAGAAAGTGACTGGAGAGAATACTATGGCTCCAGTGATAGACTGAACGCAGACGTTGAAACACTAGGCGAAGATAAGTTTACAAGAGAAATACTATACCTATGTAAAGGTAGGGGCGAAATGTCCTACATAGAGGCAAGAGAACAGTTTGATAGGCGTGTACTTGAAACAGATGAATACTATAATGGTATTATTAATGTTAGAGTCGGTGGATCAGATAAACTCAAACAGGCACTTCTAGAACATCACATACAGGCAAAACATTCCAACACATAAGGTTGGCGGGCCAGATTATAATACCGCTGTGGAAAAAGCTCTCGTATAGAAGCACACGTACATATTGATTGACACACCAGAGTGTGGAAGCCACCAAACAAATTGGGCTCACTAGTTGATATAGATTGAATTGTTGGCAGTCGAAAAACACTATATAGTTTGTAGAAACCCCTTAGCAACAGGAACGAAGCGGGGGAATATTGTTACATATAATGTACATTGTATATTATAAGCAACATAATGTCGACGTAGGTTGGGAAAGGTCAGAGCCCATCAAACTTGTGTATAAACAAATACCTACTTCCAATGTCTTGGCGAATGTGCGACTCACATGAGGTTTTAAGATTAGGTGGGACTAGAAATAGTTCCGTCTGACAAAAACAATCTACATGAAGTTAACACATTATCATTTACATGATAATGCTTTAATGTATTCAATAACTACTATTAATAACGAAGTGTAAGTAGTTTGAGCGTTAGCGAAAACTTGTATGAGCTTGCTCATACATTAATAGTTTACCTAAGTTTGAAATAAATATGTTATAAATACATATAAGTAACTATAGTGCTTAAAGGAATAGATATGAAGATTAATGAATTATCAAGATCGCAGCAAGTTGATGAAGTACCTGCTGGTGGCTTATCTCAACTAGGTAATAAACTTGGTGCAAAGATATTAAGTAAGATACCAGGTGGTGCTGCAAAGTCCAAAGCTGGCAACATGGCTGGCAAAGCTGACTTAGGTGATACAGCAAATAACTTACACAAAGAGTTTAATACATATCTAGGTACTCAGGGCAAAAAAATGGCCCAAGCAACTGGCGAAGAGCTAAGTGCGTTTTTACAATCTAAAAAACATAAAACATCTGCTACTATTCCTAGTGGTGTTTTACAAAAGAAACAACTTGATGCTGTACTAATGCAAGCTGCCAAAGAAGCACTAGCTGGTAAAGGCGGAGTACCGGGCACAGCAGGAGCACCTGGTAAAGGCGGAGTTGCTGGAGGAGCACCTGCTAAAGGTGGAGCAGCCGGCAAAGGCAAAGCAGTAATACCTGATAACATACTAGCTCAACTAAAGCAAATGAATCCTGAGCAAAAACAACAATTGGCAGGAATGTTACAATGAAAATTAATGAAGTAGCACTATACGAAAACAAATCACACAGAATTCTTAAAGAAGGTTGGCAAGACCTAACAGAAAGTCAACAGAAGCACATAGGGCGTTGGGAAACAGAACTTTGGCCTTTACTAGAGCAGTACCAAAAACTTTCTGAAGCAGAACTTACTAAAGATCAAATTTTAGCTATCTTTAAAGGTGCTGAAGAAAATGCAATGGCCACAGGTAACAATAAAAATGCATTAGGTAAAGCTGGTGCAGGCGTTGCAGCAGCTGCTAAACTTCCAGTTGACCTTGCTAAAAAGATTGATGCTAAAATTAAAGAACTTGGCGCAATGGCTAAAAAATCTGGTCCTGTTAAAAATATGGACGCTAAGTTTGCTGAACTTAAGAAAGATATTAGTGCTAAAAATAGCGACAGTAAAGTTGTACAAGGTATACAAACAATAAGCGACTGGGCAAAAGAAAATCCCGGAAAAGCTACACTAGCTGTTGGTATCTTAACTACTATTGCAGCATTTGCTGGCGGTCCAGCAGGCGGTGCAGCCGCAGGTTTAATACTACGGTCAACAAAAGATTTATTACAAGGTGAAGACCTTTCAAGTGCTATTGGTAATTCAGTTAAAACAGCAGCTTATGGTGCTATTGCAGGTTGGGCTATTAACGGACTTGGTGATTGGCTTGGAGGCATTAGAGCAGATGCAGTTCCGTTTGAAAAAGCCGAAGGCGTGTCTACAGTTAAGTTAGACTTTACTAAGTCAGTATCAAGTTGGGGCATGACTCACGAACAACAAATAATTAATATGGTTGTTCCAGATAGTATGGCTGAAGAAATTACAGGCATGGTTGCTGAAATGAGTAAAGCAACAGCCGCAGGTGATCATGCTGGCGGTATAGATATTTTTGATAAGCTATGGGCACAGACTTCAGAATTTAACACAAGCACTGACGCATATAAGCAGTTTATTGAAGATGCAGCTTTTTCAAATGAGGTTGCTGCGGCAGTAGCACAAGCTAACGACACTGCACTACAAGCGATTAAAGGTGCAACAGAGGTTATGGCCGCAACTGCACAAGGTTCATTGCAAGCATCAGGTGATGATGCTAAAGGTGAAATGAAAGTTGACGGTAAAGAAGTTGAACCTGAGCAAGGCGAATTAGATCTTAAAGGTGGCGAAAACCCTAAAGGTACAGAGTCTATTGAAGAAATGACAGCAAGATTAGATTTGTATCTTGCTGAAGCTGATCCTGAGCAAGGTGAATTAGGTTTAGACAATCCAAACACATTTGGTGCAAAACTAAAGCGTGGCGCAGGAGCCTTAGCAGGTAAAGCAAAAGATGCAGCAGCTTCCGCTACAGGCGCAGTTAAACAAGTTGGTAAAGACTTAGGCAACAAAGTAACTGCTAATAAATTACAAAAAGCTTGGAAAAAAGCTGGAGAGCCAATGGACACTGGTTCGATCATGAACATAATGCAAGACGCAGGCATGGACGATGATCAAATTTCAGCAGTTGGACAAGCAAACAAAATTGAATTAACACCTAGTGCGGCAACTAGTGCAGATCCTGCTCAAGCAGATACCGATAAAGATGGTAAAGATGATGCAACCGGTGAGCCAATGAAAGCAACTGGCAAAGTTGTACCTCAAGCAGATACCGATAAAGATGGTAAAGATGATGCAACCGGTGAGCCAATGAAAGCAAAAGCCCCAGGTGCAGACGCAGGTAAAGTAGCTAAAGCTAGTGATGGTCAAGAATATACTTGGTTAGGTGCCCAGTGGCAAAACAATACTTCAAAGAAGATGGCAACTAAAGCTATTGCACAAGAATTAGGAAATCCTGCTAAGGATGGAGCTGCCAAATGGAGCTGCCAAAGATACAGCACCGCCGCAAGCAGACACTGACCAAGACGGTAAAGATGATGCAACTGGTCAGCCAATGAAACCCGCTGGTGCTGGACAACCTGCAACTGCTGGTGACCCAGGAACAACAACAGCTATAGACTTAAAAACATTGGCAGGCGAAATTAAACAAGCAGGTCCACAAGTAGTAGCACTAGTGATAGCTCAACTTACAGCTAAAGCTCCTGCAGCACCTGCTAAAGCTCCTGTAGCTAAAGCTAAAGCACCCGGAGCGCCTACTCAAGCAGCTAATGTTGCAGCTAGGCGTAAGAAAGTTTCCGCAAGTATAGATACTGAAATTGATTCGTTGATTGCTGAATTAGACGCAGTTATGCGTTAGAAGAATGGGAGACCGCTTGTTTTAGTTGTTTCTAAATTTTCTTTAACAATGTCACTCATTAATGATCTATCATCATGACATGTAGCAAAGCCTTCATCAAGAGTCATACCTCCACGCATATACCAACAAAGTTTCATAACTTCTGATCTAATCTCTTTTTGTTGGTTTTCCATATGTTTAACTTCTTCTAGGATCTCAGCTACCGACCAGGCTAGGATCCTTATGCGAAAAAATTTGATTGATCAAAGGTGATTGGAATTTCCCACTCAGCAGGAGCACCTGCTTCAATATCTTCTTTGGAAGATTTAACTTGGATAGGTTCAAGACTAAACTTAGCTCTTTGAATATCAAGATGATCGGTAATAAACTTAAAAAACTCTTTGTCAGTATTTTTAATAAATTCGTCAATGTGTTCTCTATCACTAACAGTAGTATCGCCAATCTGAATTGAATGAATACTTTTAGCAAGAACTGTAATTGTAAGATCTGTAAGTTTCTTAAAGCTTTGATTAAACTTGCCTAATTTTTCTTCATCGGGCATTGTTTCGTCATTAACTAACGCAAAGATACGTTGCTCTTCAAACGTTTTTAAACTACTATCGGTAAATTCTCTATAGCTTAATGGTCTAATAGTAACTTGCATATCGTTAATAGCAACAACGTTTTCGTATTCAACAGTTACTAGCTTGTTAAGCATTTGACGTAAATCTACTCCAAAAGTTTTATCTTCGCCTGTGCCAGGCTCTTTAGTAGTAATCTCCATGTCGTCACCGTAAGTTGCAATACGTATAGCAATTAATGAAGCATCTAAATCAATACTAGGCATTTGCCAAGGATCAACAATGCTTGGAATGCAACTTTTAATCATTTCAACAGTAGCTTGCCCATTAAGCAAAGCATCTGGAGTCTTCATAGTAAGTTCATCTCTTGCTGTCATTGCGTACACTGGTAATTCGCCATTCTCTGGCAGGTTAAGTGTACCATCTGTGTAGAATTTACCTTTACTAGGTAAAGTAATATATACTTTAGGTTGCCTAAAGTATTTTTTTAATGGGTTTGCTTCCATTGAAGTCTGGTTCGAATCTGCCATAACATTTCTCCGTATAAATACAATATGTAAATACTTATCTCAATTATTTATATACGTAGTTAACTTGGATGATAGAACGTGGCAGAACAAACAGAAATTAGTAATGTAGGCGGTGATGGTGTAGCTAGTGAAGTTACTCTATTAAGGCTTGTCAGCACGATTGAAGCGTGGGCAAAGAAATCTGGCGTTGATCCGAAGGCTGAAGCTGCTAAATTACAGAAGCTACATAATGAAGCAGTTAAAAGCGGCATTACTACATTTGATGATACTAGAACAGGTTTAAACAAGTTTGGCAAATCTACTGGTAAAGCTACAACAAGCTTAAATAAATTTTCTAGAGCAGCTATGGGTGCAACTTTAGGAGCATTGTCTCAAGTTGCAGGCGCACTTAAAGGAATAGGCAACGAGTTACTACAAGGTGGCGACAACGTTGGCGACTTTACTAAACACATTCCGTTACTTGGTTCTGCTCTTGCACCTCTTGCTGGATTAATTGATAATAGTGTTGAATCTTATAGACAGCTATCTAGTGTAGGTGGTAACTTAGGAAATAGTATAACAGGTGTAAGAAAAGCTGCTGCGGCTATGGAAATGAACATGGATGAGTATAGTTCCTTTATTGTAGGAAACTCAGAAGCGTTAAGGATGCTAGGCGGAACAGTAGGGCAAGGACAAGAACGTTTTAAAAGGATGAATGAGAATATAAAGAAGTCGGGAGACTTTTCATCTTTAAAGAATTTAGGTTTTACTGTTACTGAAGTTAACGAAGGTATGGCAGACTATATTCAATTGCAGAGAAACTTAGGTACACTTGAAGGTAAAACTAATGCAGAACTAGCTGCAGGATCAGCTGATTATTTAAAACAAATTGATATGCTTGCAAGAGTAACAGGCATGACCCGGAAAGAAGCAGAAGCTTCATTAGCATCGCAAGCTACTGAAGCAGGACTACGGGGAATGCTAAATGCATTTAGAAATGCTGACGGCACTTTAAGTGAAGGCGGTAAAAATCTTCAAATCAGTATGGGACTACTTGACAAAGTCGGCGGCGTTGCAGGTGATGCAATGAAAGACATGATAGACGGCACCATGAACCACGAAGCAACCGGTAAGTTTTTAGCGGCATTAGGCGACGGCGGTCCAGCAGTTCAAGAAGCTTTAAAACAAATAGGACAAGGTGCTGATCCGCAAGTCTTACTAGATGCGTTTAAGGTTGCTGGTGGCTCCTTAGAAAAATTTGCTATGATTGACACTGGTGATAAAATTGCAGATGCACAATCTAGAAGAGCATTTATTGAAAGCATAAGACAGTCACAACCTGAGGTAGCCGCTGCATTAGATGCTGCTGTTCAGTTGAACGAATTAGGAGGAATGAACCTCAAGGCAGCTAAACAAGATCAAAAGAAAGCAGACGCAACAACAAAGTCTATGACTACGTTTGAAGACTCTATTAAGGGATTACGCGGCACTATTCAAACAGCACTTATGGATAGTGGATTATTTGAAATGCTTGGCACAGCACTGGGCGAACTTGGAGATCTGTTTGCTTCACCAGAAATGAAAGAAAGTATTCAAGATATTGCAAAAGTTATTAAAACTACTATTGGCGAATGGATGGCTGTCTTTAAAGAAGGCGGACTAAAAGCTGTTTGGGATAAAGCAATTGGTGGATTAAAAGATATGCTTGGCGATATATTCAGCTCAATGTTTTCAAGCGGAACAGTAATTAAAGGACTTGTAATTGCAGTTGGAGCATTGTTTGCAGCCAAGTTAGTTAAAAATGCCCTGTCAAAATCACTTGGCGGTATTGGCAAATCATTAGGCTTTGGAGGCAATCCTGCAACATCAGGTAAAAGTCTTCCTATGGGCGGCGGTGGTGGCGGTGGCGCCAGCGGCAAAGCTGGTGGCGGTGGTGGCCTTGGAAAAAGCATTGGTGGCATCGGTAAAGGAATAGGTAAAGGCCTTGGCGGCATACTAAAAGGTCTAGCAGGAGGTATTTCAGCATTTGCTAATCCAGCAGTTGTATTAGGTGCAGCGGCATTAGGTGCAGCAATAGTATTAATAGGTGGCGCAATTGCAGGCGCTGTTTGGATGGTTGGTAAATCATTGCCTACTATGGCAGACGGCATGCAGTCTTTTGAACAATTAGACGGTGCTAAATTAATATCAGCAGGAAAAGGCATGGGAGCAATTGCTCTTGGTATGGCTGCATTTGGTGCAGGGTCAGCAATTAGCGGACTAGGAAGTTTAGTAGGTGGAATAACTCAAGGCATTGTTGGATTGTTTGGTGGAGACGATCCATTAACTAAAATGGAAAAGTTCTCTAATGCTAATATTGATGGAGCAAAGGTTAAAACAAATGCAGAAGCACTAACAGCATTTAGTACTGCTATGTCAGCAGCGTCTAGTGCGTCTAATGCAGGACTTTCAGATATTGCCGGTGCAATTGCCGGTGGTATTGCAGGATTCTTTGGAGCAACAGATCCAGTAAATCAGTTAAAGAAGTTTGGCGAAGCAGTAATTGATACTAAGAAAGTTGAATTAAATGCAGCTGCGATGATAGCATTTAGTACAGCAATGGCTACTGCTACAAAACCTCCAGAAGGTGTATCATCAGCAATTGGTAATGCAATTGCAGGATTCTTTGGCGCCACTAATCCAGTAGAGCAATTAAAACTATTTGGTGACACTAAAATTAATTCAGTCCAAGTTGCTACTAACGCTGGCGCTATGATAGCGTTTAATACAGCAATGAGCGGTGCAGTAACTATTGACCAAACTATTTCAGGAGCTATCGGCGGTGCGATAAACACCTTAATGGCAAATAGTCCAATAGATCAACTTGTCAAGTTTGCAGCAGTAGCTATTGACGGTGTTGCAGTTAAGTCAAATGCAGAATCTATGATAGCATTTGGAACAGCAATGTCAGCAATGCCTAGTAAGATGCCAGGTGATGGAGCGTTTGCATCTTTTGGTAAAGCTATTGCTGGCTTCTTTGGCGCAGACACTCCGTTTGATCAAGTAAAAGATTTTGGTGATATGGATCTTAACTCTGCAAAGGTTAAAATAAATGCAGAAGCTATGGTATCGTTTGGTAACGCAATGTCTTCACTTCCAACTGGAATGGGAGAAATAACCTTACACAAGCACTTTGCTAGTAGAATGCAAGACTTAGGCGAGACTAACCCAGACGGAATAAAAGCTGTAGGCGTAGCATTAGCAAGTCTTGGATCTGCTCCTGGACTAGAATCAAGCTTAAAAACATTAAAATCTGCATTAGATGCTGATGCAGCTGACGATTATAAAGATTCTATTGTAGAACTAAAGGATGAATTTAAAAAATTAAACGATGAAATGGCTAAGTCAAACAAACTTGCTAACACTCGTGCTGGCAGAGCTGCCAGCAAGGCGGCCGGAGAAAGCTCAGATCAGTTAAATACTACGATGACAAACATACAGACTATTTTGTTAGAACTGAGTTCTGATGCAAAGGATACTCGAAAGTTTACTAAGAAACTTGCTGATGAAGTATAGTACGGAGAAAAATAAAAGATGAGCTGGAAAAAATACTTTACACCTGTTCCAACAGGCGATAATCAAAACGGTAGTTACAGCCCATTCACTGCTCGTAACAGTGGCAACCTTGCAGGCCCTGCAAAAACAAATTATTCTAGCTACTTGCCAGATGTATATGTCGGCAGTCCAAACAGAGTTGAGCGTTATAGTCAATATAACACTATGGACCAAGACAGTGAAGTTAATGCTGCACTAGATATTCTTGCTGAGTTTTGTTCGCAGAAAAATAAGTCTAACAATACACCTTTCCTTGTTGAATATAAAAATAAAGCAACCAACAGTGAAATAAACATTATCGGACAGTACTTACAGCAATGGAATAAACTACAACACTTTGAAACAAAGATTTTTAGAATACTTCGTAACGTATTTAAATATGGAGATCAGTTTTTTGTAAGAGATCCAGAAACTAAACGCTGGTTTCATGTTGATCCAGCAAACGTAACACGTATTATTGTAAACGAAAGCGAAGGCAAAACTCCTGAGCAGTATGTTATTAAGAATGTAAACTTTAATTTTAAAGACGGTATTGCTACTACTCCGTATAACACAAACGGAAACATTGGAAATGCAGGAACTAATCCAGGAAGCACACTAACCGGCGGCCGTGGACAAGTAGGACAGCCAAATGCATCAGCTAGCGGAAGTAGATTTACTACTGACGATGGTGAGATGACAGTAGATGCAAAAGATGTAGTGCATTTAAGTTTATCAGAAGGATTAGACAACAACTATCCATTTGGTAATAGCTTACTTGAAACTATCTTCAAAGTGTACAAGCAAAAAGAATTGCTTGAAGATGCTATTATTATTTACAGAGTACAACGTGCTCCAGAAAGAAGAGTATTCTATGTTGATGTGGGTAATATGCCATCTCATCTTGCTATGCAATTTGTAGAGCGTGTTAAGACGGAAATTCATCAAAGACGAATTCCATCGCAGACTGGGGGCGGAACTAATGTCATAGACAGTTCATACAATCCTTTGTCAATCAACGAAGATTACTTCTTTCCACAAACTGCTGAAGGGCGTGGATCAAAAGTTGAAACATTACCAGGCGGTACTAACCTTGGAGAAATTGATGACCTTAGATATTTTACTAATAAGCTCGTACGTGGTTTACGAATCCCTAGCAGCTATCTACCAACCGGGGCTGACGACAGTGCTGCTCAATACAATGATGGAAGAGTCGGAACAGCCTATATACAAGAATTAAGATTTAATACATATTGTGAAAGACTACAAAACTTAGTTGTTGAAGAGTTTGATCAAGAGTTTAAACGATATATCCTTGAAAGAGGAATTAATATCGACACAGCAATGTTTGATCTTAAATTCCAACCACCACAGAACTTTGCAAGCTATAGACAGGCTGAGATTGATAATGCTCGTGTACCAACATACACACAAATGGCAGCTATTCCTTACATGTCAAATAGATTTGCACTTAAACGTTTCTTAGGTATGAGTGACGAGGAAGTTGCAGAGAATGAACGTATGTGGCGAGAAGAAAATGAAGAGAACTTAGAGCCTATTCCAGGTGAAGCATCAACTGAAATGAGAGATGCTGGTATTAGTCCATCAACAATTGGTGGCGATCTTGGCGGCATGGAAGACGAAGTTGAAGGCGATGGCGAAATGCCAGTAGACGGTGGCGAAGGTGCATCACCGGATACAGTTACAGGCGCTGAATTAGGTGCGGCACCGGCAACGGACCAAACGGTATAAATAACAGTATGATACTACGAGAATTATTTTATTTTGATAAAGAGTCTGTTGAGGCAGTAGACGATAAACGCTACGAGCCGGAGTATGACGATTCACCTATGAAAAAGAGCGACACACGTAAGACTCGTTTAAAACTGTTTCAAATTAACAGGTTACGTAAATCATCTGAACTACATACAGAGGAAAAGCAAAAAGAACTTGAGTTCGTTAAGCAAATGTATGGTATTGCAGCTAACGCAGAAGCTGTATAAAGAGATGAATGAAAAAATATATTCCTGGTGAAACTAAAGCACAGCGTAAAGTCCGCAAAAATCTAAACAAGAACCCTAACACAACAAAACAAACTACTGTAGAGACAGTTAAGACTGTAACTAATCAACATAACATTGCATTTGTAATTGGCAATGGTACAAGTAGAAATCCAATAAGCTTAGAAAGTTTACGACCATTAGGTGAAATATACGGATGTAATGCTGTATACAGGGATTTTATGCCTGATCATCTTGTAGCAGTTGATACAAAAATGGTTCTTGAAATTAACAAGGCAGGAATACAACATCGTGTTCCTACATGGACTAATCCTAATCGTGCATACAATGAAATGACAGGATTTAACTTCTTTCAACCATCAAAAGGTTGGAGTAGTGGCCCTACTGCACTATGGTTAGCATCTGATACAACAAAATATGATACTATCTATATTTTAGGATTTGATTACGAAGGAACAGGTACATTAGTAAATAATATTTACGCAGGCACACAAAACTATAAGGCACCAACAGAAAAAGCAACGTATTATGGCAATTGGCTCAAGCAGACCATAATTACTTGCCAGAATAATCCAGAAAAGAGATATATAAGAGTAGTAGGAGACAGTTTTATTACTCCTCCGGAGTTATTGAAACTAGAAAATATCGAGAATATGTATGTTAAGGATTTTAAAAATTCCTTTAATATCTGACAAAATATTGAAATGGTTCGTTTTGAGCCTATAACTACGTGCTTTTCTGTGAATAGAGTAAATATATTATGACAGCCCATACCCAATCGGTATGTACAATACATTTAATAGGAGAGTAAAAATGGCAGATCGCAATAAATTTGAACATATGCTAGAATTGCTTGTCAATGAAGACAAGGAAGCAGCAGAAAAATTATTCCACGAGATTGTGGTAGAAAAATCCAGAGATATCTATGAAGGTCTTTTAGAAGACGACAAAGATGTTGATGAAGCATCAGACGAAGAAGTTGAAGAAGCTTCTAAAGATGATGACGAAGATAAAGATGACGCAGTTGATGAAGCTTCCGATGAAGAAGTTGAAGAAGACGACGACGAAGAAGTTAAAGAAAACTTTGACTTAGACGAGTTTGAAGTCGAAGCTGATCCAATGGATGTAGGCGGCGATGCAACTGACGAATTAGAAAAAGATCTAGACGGCGATAGTGACGACGATGATGACGCACCAGAAGGTGATGTTGAAGATCGTGTTGAAGACTTAGAAGACGCACTAGACGACCTAAAAGCAGAATTTGAAAAAATGATGTCAGGTGACGAAGGCGAAGACGACGGCGAAGAAGCTGACGACGATGCTGAAGGCGGCGAAGAAGATGATGCGGGCATGCCAGATTTAGGTATGGACGACGAAACTGAAGAGTCTGCAGGCGAAGAGCCTTTCCAGGCAACAATTACACCTTTATCAGCTGGTGAGCAAATGCGTGAATACGTAGAAAAAGTATCAGCTAAAATGGGCGACAACGGAGCAAACACTAAAAGTTCAGTTGCAGGCTCAAATAACATGGGCGGCACAGCAGGCAACTTAGTACAAGGTACTGAAGAGTCAGGTGGCGAGCATGCTGGTCTAGGCGATATGAACGCTAAAGACCAAGACGGCGGCAATGTAAATGTACCAGGCGGAAAAGCTTCTAAATCTTTAAAAGCAGCTCCAGGCCACGGTGCAGAGAAAAAAGGCAAGCCAGAAGCAGCAGCTGACAAGTCATCGCTTATCGGCAGCAAGTAAGTTAAGGAAGACTGAATGATACAGCTACAAGAGAACTTGACATTTGACCAGGCGAAGATGGTAGTCGAATCTTCCACTGAAGGTAAAGACCTTTATTTAAAAGGTATTATTATCCAAGGTGGAATTCGAAATGCTAATCAGCGAGTGTATCCTGTAAATGAAATTGGCAGGGCTGTCAAAACTCTCAACGATCAAATCACTGGAGGATATAGCGTTCTCGGAGAAGTTGATCATCCAGATGGACTTAACGTTAACCTTGACCGGGTATCGCACATGATTACGGAAACGTGGATGGAAGATGCAAATGGTTATGGAAAAATGAAGATATTACCGACCCCTATGGGACAACTAGTTAAAACAATGCTTGAGAGCGGAGTTAAACTAGGTGTTTCGTCTAGGGGATCGGGTAATGTTTCCGAAGACGGAAGCGGCGAAGTTTCCGACTTTGAAATAATTACGGTAGACGTAGTAGCACAACCAAGTGCTCCAGGCGCTTACCCAACTCCGATATACGAGCACCTAATGAATGCACGTGGCGGAATGAAGGCATACGAAATGGCACAGGCAACAAGACACGATCCAAAGGCACAGAAGTATCTAAAGGAATCGCTAATAAATATTATTAGCAAACTCCAATAAACTAGGAGAAGAAAGTATGATAGATGCACTAAAAACACTTTTTGAAAATGACGTGGTATCATCTGAAATCAAGGCTGAGATTGAAGAAGCATGGAATAGCAAGATTCAGGAAAACAAAATGCAGGCAACTGCTGAGTTACGTGAAGAATTTGCTACAAAGTATGAACACGATAAAGAGACTATGGTCGAAGCTATCGATAACATGCTGTCTGAGCGACTTCAAGAAGAAATTGCAGAGTTTGCTGACGACCGCAAACAACTTGCAGAAGCAAAAGCGAAGTATGCTGTTGCACAACGTGAGAATGCAAACTTACTCAAAGGTTTTGTTGCTGAGCAATTAGTAAACGAAATCAAAGATTTACATGAAGACAAAAAGGTTATGGCTGATAATTATGCCAAACTAGAAGAGTTTATTGTAGATGCCTTGGCTAACGAAATATCCGAATTCCAAGAAGACAAAAAAGACTTAGCCGAAACCAAGGTACGCCTTGTACGTGAAGCTAAGAACCACTTTGCTAAAGTTAAGAAAAACTTTATCGAAAGAAGTGCTACAGCAGTATCTGAAATGGTTGGTAAATCACTGAAAGGTGAAATCCACGCATTGAAAGAAGATATTGACACAGCACGAAAAAATGACTTCGGTCGTAAAATCTTCGAAAGCTTTGCTTCTGAATATGGTACTAGCTACCTAAATGAAAATTCAGAGACTGCTAAACTAATTAAAGTTGTTGACATGAAAAACAAGCAACTTGACGAAGCGAAACAGTTTGTAAAGAAGGCGAAAGCAATCGCTGAATCAACACACGCAGATAAAAAGCGTATTGTTGAAGCAGCAACAAGAAAAGACTTAATTAGCGATTTACTTGGGCCATTGGCAAAAGATCAACGCGAAATTATGACAGATTTACTGGAATCAGTTCAGACCGTGAAATTAAGAACACAGTTTGACAAATACCTACCAGCGGTAATCGACGGTAATACTCCAGCTAAGAAGGCTAAATTAACAGAAGGCACTGAAGTAACAGGCAACAGAAAACAAACTACAACTAGTTCATCACAGCAAGCAAGCGTAGATACGTCAAGCGACAACGTCGTTGACATCAAACGTTTAGCTGGTTTAAATTAAGGAGATAATTATGTCAGAACTACTAGAAAGCCGCTGGCAGGATACGAAAACTGCACTTTTGGAAGGCCTACAAGGCAACAAAAAAGGCGTAATGGCTACCACTTTAGAAAATACCCGTAGGTATTTGTCTGAAACAGCCGTTGCAGGTACAACATCCGCCGGTAATGTCGCAACTCTTAACAGAGTTATCCTACCCGTCATCAGACGTGTAATGCCAACCGTTATTGCTAACGAATTAGTTGGTGTTCAGCCTATGACAGGTCCTGTGGGTCAAATCCACACGCTACGTGTTCGTTATTCGGATACGTTCAACGCAGGTGCATCAGGTGCAACTGCTGGTGAAGAAGCACTTAGCCCGTTTAAAATTGCTGAGTCTTATTCAGGTACAACTGCTGGAGTAGCTGCTAACACAGCCGTTCTAGAAGGCGCACCTGGTAATAAGCTTTCGATCCAAATCTTAAAGCAGACAGTTGAAGCGAAAACTCGTAAGTTGAGTGCTCGTTGGACTTTTGAAGCTGCTCAAGATGCACAATCAATGCATGGCATTGACGTTGAAGCAGAAATTATGGCTGCTTTAGCACAAGAAATTACAGCTGAAATTGATCAGGAAGTAATTTCGAGTCTAACTACTCTTGCTGGTACAGCAGGACAAAATTATGACCAAGCAGCGGTATCTGGTACTGCTACTTTTGTTGGTGACGAGCATGCTGCTTTAGCTGTTCAAATCAACAGAGTATCAAACCAAATCGCTCAGCGTACACGTAGAGGCGCAGGTAACTGGGCTGTTGTTAGTCCTTTTGCACTAACAATTCTACAGTCTGCTACAACTTCAGCGTTTGCAAGAACAACTGAAGGCACTTTTGAAGCTCCAACTAACACTAAGATGGTTGGTACTTTGAATAATGCAATGAAAGTATATGTTAACACATATGCTGCAGACAACGCTAACATCATTGTTGGTTACAAAGGCTCTAGCGAGTCTGATGCGGCAGCATTCTATTGCCCATACATTCCGCTAATGTCCTCAGGTGTAGTACTGGATCCAGGTACATTTGAGCCAACAGTAAGCTTTATGACACGTTACGGTTATGTGGAGTTAAACAACACAGCATCGTCACTTGGTAATGCAGCTGACTATCTTGGTGCAGTATCTATTGAATCAGGAAACGTTAACTTTAGTTAATTTTACTTTGATAAAATAATAGATTAAAATAGGCCCTTTAGGGGGCCTATTTTTTTGACTAGATAATATAAGGAATACACATGGACGTAGTATTAGTAGTAGGTTTGTTTTTAACCTTGTTTATATTCGAACCAGGTAATAAAAAGATAAATGCTTATTGTAAGCAAGCAGTAATAGATAAAGAGTTTGAATCTCGAAAGTTGTGTTGGGATTATTATACAGATTATCGTGAAGATATTCCAAATTAAATGTAATTTAATGGTTGACAACTATTCCTTTTAGTGCTATTATATATGTATAGCTTAGGAGATATCCTTTAGTTAGATAGTGCAAGGAACAAGCAACCGCAGCGTTGTGAACTTGGCTAGCACCTGTAGTGGGACTGTATGAGCGTAGAGATACGAAGATATAGATTTTGGACTTAACGGTTCGATGTTAGGCTCTCCGAACTTAGAAATGAGTTGCTAAGGAGTTGTTGGTAATCATTAATCCCAACCTATCACCTTATTTAGAAGTCCATCCCACACTTTTTCTTTTACTCCTAATGATAAATACATTGTCAAAGAGAGAACCTCTATGATGAGGACTTATGCGGGCCCACCGTGTAGACCTAGAACGTCAACTTATTAAGGAGAAAAACAATGGGAAGACCAATTAATAAAAAACACATCGGAGACGGTGCTGGAAAGATTCAAGTAACAGCAGTGAGATTTGCAGCCGGCGCAGAAATAGCAGCGGCAACAGAGTCACATATTGTGTCACAGCGTTCAACTAACAAGTTTAACGTTACTGACGGAACCAAGACTGAAGTTTGTACACTAGTTAACAAAACACCTGGAGCGTTAGCTGCAAGTGAATTTTGCATTAACGTTGCAGACAGTGCAGGTGTTACTAAGCAGATTACTAAACTTCGCAACAGAACAATGCAAGTTGAAGGTGGTACATCATACGTAGGAAATGCCAAATGGGCTAGAACAGCCGCAGGCAAAAGTGCAGCACAGGAAAGACCAATCACAGGTGCAACAGCAGCTAATCCAGTTGTTATTACATCTAACGGTCACGCTCTTGCAAACGGAACTAAAGTTTCGATTCGCGGAGTAGTTGGCATGGTAGAGCTTAACACTGCAACTGCATACACAGTAGCAGGTACTGCAACAAATACTTTCCAATTAGCAGGTATTAACGGTAGTGGATTTACTGGATATACATCAGGTGGTGTAGCAACAGTAGCAGCAACAGAAACTGGCGGCATTGTAGTCGACGCTCAAGCTACATAATAGGATATATTGAATGTCTAAGTATGTAAATGTACCATCAGGAAATTATAGTCTTGCTGTACAAAACAGCGGAACTATTACACTCAATACTGGTCCTCAAGTAGGAACAGTAATAATTACGGGTGACTTAACTGTGCAAGGTAGTACTACTACAGTTACTTCAGAGAATTTAGAGATTAAAGATAATATCTTAACACTAAATTCAGGAGAAAATGGAGCAGGTATTACACTTAATGATTCTGGTTTAGAAATGGATCGTGGTACATATGTTAATGCGTTATTTACATTTAATGAAAACATTCAATGGTCTGATCCTGTAACGGATACTACAAAAACCGGCGGCTTTGTTTTTAAAGATGCAAATAATGCGTTAATAGGTATTAGGACTAATAACATCAATACTGGTGGCGGTGATTTATATTTAATAAACGCCGGCACTGGTACTGTTAGTGTTACTGGTACAGTAGATTACGAAGATAACGTTTCAGATGACGACGATCTTACTAATAAAAAATATGTTGATGATGCTATTACTAATGCGTTTAGTACTGTTAATATATCTACAATTGGACAAGGTAATGTAGGAACACAAACAGCTATTGCTATTGCAGACGTAGATGTTTCTGGCGTACCTAGTTATATTGATTTTGCTATTGACGGTGTTGCTAATACTAGACTTTATGAAGATAGACTTGAACTACCAGAGGTTAGAATAGTAGGTTCACTGATTGAAACTACTTCTAGTAACCAAGACATGATTATTAGTTCTCCAGGAACTGGTGTAGTACAAGTTGATGATACTCTGCATATAAGACAGGCAGTATCAACTCCAACAGCACCTGCAGATGGAAACAAACTTTATATGGCTACTGAAGCGTATGGACAAACAGGAATGTTTTTCGTAAATGCACAAGGTACTAGGGATGAACTAATAAGTAAGAATAGAAGCATACTTTATAGTATGATATTTTAGGAAAAAACATGGCAATTATATCCGCACAAGTAAAAACAACAAACACTGACATACTAGACCCAACTGGTGTAGGTTCGCCTGCAGGCGCAGTACCAACTGGAAAAACGTATGCAATTACAAATATGATAATTTGCAATAACAGCACAAGTGCTGCTGCAACACTTGATATTCATTTAGTTAAGAGCGGTACCGCACTATCTAATGCAGTAACAAGAATAGCACATGACTTATCGTTGCCAGCAAAAGAAACATTTACATTTGACACTGAAAAAATTATTTTAGATGCAGGTGATAAAATTGTGCTTATTGGCTCGCCCGACATTGGAGCAGGATTGTCTAATTTGTCTGCAACTGTAAGCTATTTGGAAGTCTAAAAATGAGATTCCTTAAACAACAAAGTACTAACACACGTGGCACAATTGGCACTGGTATTAGGTACACTACTAATAATCAAGCAGTTATTGATGGAACAGAAGCAATTGTTGTACCAATAGGAACAACAGGTCAACGCCCGTCATCGGCTATTAATGGACAAATTCGATATAACACAACAAACAATGAGTTTGAAGTTTATGAGAATAATGCGTGGAAGAATTTAAGATACGCTGAACCAAACCCAGTTGGAATTACACAACAAAATGTAGGCACAGGTGATGGCTCAGAAACTACATTTGGACCATTAGCAAGCGGAGATGCAGATTATCCAGTTCCGGCAGCTGCACAAAATGTTTTAGTATTAATAGAAAACGTTTTTCAAATTAGTACAACAAACTATACACTTGTACAAAATCCAAGTTCAGGGCCAGGAGCACCTTATGCTGCAGGCTATTACATTGTCTTTGGAACAGCAGTCCCAACCGGCAAACCAGTAACAGTTATACATAACTTCGATAAGTAATTCCTATAAATATAGTATAGGAGTTAATAATGGCGCTAGGTAGAATTGGTGGAGGCGTTCTAAAAGATAATTTAGAACGCAACGGATCAAACTTAAATTTTAAAAATACAAGCGGCGCTGTTGCATTACTCCATCTTGACGTTGTAAATTCAAGAGTTGGAATTAATACAGAATCTGCAGCATCTGGGTATTCACTAACATTACCGACTCCTTTATACACACAACATTTTAATGCAGACTATGTTAATACTCAAAACTGGACTATTGATACTAGCAGGATATATCAAAATAGCGGAGATATAAATCTTAGCGGAGCAAACAGTGTATTCCTTTCTGGACTACTAACAGACAACTTAACAGTTAGACAGAATACAATTAGATCTAATCAATCTAATGAAACTATCAGTTTAGAGCCTAGTGGAACAGGAACAGTTGAAATATTTTCAGATTGGAATTCAACTGGTGATATACATGCAAGCGGAAATATAACCTTCGGTGGTGACTTAGTATTAGGTGACGATGACGATGACACAGTTACTTTTCAAAGCGATGTAAATAGTCATATACTTCCTGATGTTAATGATGTATCGGAATTAGGTGCGTCTGGTAAAAACTGGAATGAGTTACGTGCATCTACATTAAACTCTGCATCTGTTGCAACGCTAGGACTTAATGTTAATACAAATGTAATAACAGCAACTCAACTTAATACTAATTTAAACTTATCTCACACAGTTAGTGGTAAAAAAGTTGACGCTAATTTAGTACTACTTAAAAATGGCACTATATCAACCGCAGGAATAACTTTAGGATTTGATGTAACAAATGAGTTAAGTATTATATCAACTACAGCATTAACTCTACCAATAGGTGATAGTTTAGCTCGCCCTACTACTGAAGGCGGACTTAGATTTAACAATGCTACAACTTTGTTTGAAGGCAGAGCAGATACAGGATATATGCCACTAGGAGGAGTATACTCAGATGATAGTCAAACTAGTTTAACTGCTCACCCTACTAATGATACTATACTATTTCGTGCAAACAACACTACTTCTGGAGTAGTAAACTCAACAGGAATAGAGCTAAATGCGTTACAAGTTGATGACGTTAATTTTAACGGAAGTACTCTTACTACTACAACAACTGATACTAATCTAAACTTAGTACCAGCAGGAACTGGAAAAATAGTTATTGATAATATTACTTTTAATAGTGATGGTACTATTACTAATACTACTAATGCTGTATTAACTATTGATCCTACAGGACAAGGCTATCATAAAGTATTAGGAACTAACGGATTTGTAATTCCTTATGGTACTGACGGCGAACGCTGGGTTGCACCTGCAATAGGTGATACTAGATGGAATACTGATTTGTCAATTTTAGAAACTTGGAACGGCACACAATATATTGGTTCAGCAGGAGCCAGCGGTACAGTTACCGCAGAATACGCTGCTGATCTCTTCTTACAATATACAATTATACTAGGTTAATTAATCCCCCATTTCGATAAATACTATTGCTGCAACGTATGACCTTACATGCAGTGACACACTGTGGTTAACCAGCAAAGAGCCCTTAGGGGATGAGAGTTTGGCTAGAGGGACAGGATCCCCGTATTGAGGAGAGAAGATGGCTATTGGTCGCATTAGTGGTCCGCTCTTAAAAGCAAATCTACTTCGTGAGGGAGTAAACTTAGCTTTTGAGACAGATTTACTATATCTAGATGTTAATAACAGCCGCGTTGGTATCAACAACGCAAGCCCCCAATACGATTTAGATGTTACAGGAACAACCAGAACACCCGGTCTACAAGTTAGTGGAACTGCTTCTATTGGCAATGTACAATTTAGTGGAAGTACAATTAGTACAACCGCTAACACACTTGTATTAGGAACAGCAGACAACGTTGTTTATAACAAACGATTAACTATTGACACAATTGATATTACAGATAATATCATTTCAACAAACGCATCTAATGCAAATATAGAATTTGTTCCGAACGGTACTGGTACTGTTGAAATAATCGGAAACACAAATGTTCACGGAAATATTACAGCAACAGGAAATATTACAGCAAATGGTAATATTACTATTGGTGATGCTGATACTGACAACGTAACATTTAATGCTGACGTTGCAAGTAACATTATACCAGATATTACTAACACATATAATTTAGGGTCTGCTACAAAGAAATGGAACAATGCATATATTAATGATGCTATAGTTACACAAGCAAACGTAGGTGACATAAACATTGTATCATCTACTATACAAACATCAGTTTCAAATGCAAACTTAGAGTTACGTGCAAATGGCACAGGTAGTATAGTAGTAGATGATTTAAGTTTTAAAAATGCAGTAATTACAAGTACAGGCGACCTTACACTTGCTCCTGCAAACGGAAATGTAAGTATAACAGGAACAGGATCATTAAAACTTCCTGCTGGTACAACAGCTCAACGCCCAACTGCTGCTCCTGGTAAATTAAGATATAACAGTGATACAAACAGCTTTGAAGGATACAATGGTTCTAACTGGATTGTACTTAACGGTGTGCAAGACCTTGATGGCAATACTAATGTTACAGCAGAATTAACACCTGGTGCAAATGACGATACTATAAGATTTAATATTGCTGGTAGTACAATAGTAGATATCACTAGCACACGTTTAAATGCTCCAAAAGTAACTGTAGATGACATAGTAATTAATGGAAGTACTGTTAGTACTATTACTGCTAATACAGATTTAAACTTAGATGCAAACGGCACAGGTAGCGTAGTATTTGATAGTACGCTAAGTATTAAAGACAATACTATAACAAACTTAACTAATAATGGAATAACTACTTTTGCCCAAAGCGGCACAGGCTATTTAAAATTTGCAGGAACAGGTGGATTTGTTATGCCTGTAGGAACATCAGCACAACGTCCTGCAGCAGTTGAAACCGGAATGATGAGATATAATACAGAAGAATCAAGAGTAGAAGTTTATGACGGATCGTGGGGATCGGTTGCTGGCGCTGGTGCAGGTATTTCTCAAGGCGATGCTGAAAATATTGCATTAGAATTAATCATAAGTTTAGGATAATAGAATGGCAACAACGTTTAGAAATAAAGTAGTAAAAGACATTGGAACTATGAAAATAGTTGCAATAACAACTAACGGTAGTACACGCTCAACGATTATTGGAATTAGCCTAGCAAATACAACTAGGGGTGCAGTAAGTGTAAGCATACTAATTGGTGACGATGCAAGCAGTGAAGGGTATTATTTAAAAGATGTATTCTTGCCACCTAACTCAACACTAAAACCGTTAGGGCCAGCAGAGAAATTAATTTTAGCACCAACTAACACATTACTATTGCAGTCAAACAAAGAAAACTCAGTTGATGCTGTTATAAGTTACGTAGACATTGTTTAAGGAAAAGTAAATGGCATATATAGGAACATCACAAGAACAATATTTCCTACAAAATGGGGAGAGATATTTTTACGGGTTGCGTAGGACTGATAACGGTGAATTATTTTTATCTAAAATAGATCAACTAGATCAAGACGATATGGTACAGATTAATAAGATTGGCGATCCTACACAAAACTTTCCTAACTTTGAACAAGGGCAACAGTTTTTTGAAGGTAGAGATTACGTACATAATTTAGTGTATGAAAATCTTAATTACGAACAATTTAAGCACGATGACAGAGACATTTTTTATTATGTTAATGATGAAGGTGAACTATGTCTAAGAGTTAACGAAGACCACACTTATGATGATGGCTCATCATCAAGCGGCGAAACAGTATACTAGGTAGGAAAAACTAATGGCAGAATTTAACATTGAAAGAATTAGGTTTAGATGGAAAAACATCTGGGCTATTTCTACTCCGTACATAAAAGATGATATTGTTATCTATCAAGGTAAATCATTTGTTTGTTTGATTGGACATACTTCATCAGGTGAAGTTAGTGGCGGATTTTATACAGACCTAGAACATGCATCACCTAAATGGGAATTGCAACTTGATGGATTTGTTTGGCGCGGAGATTGGGTTAACCAAACTTATTACAGCCTCGGCGAAATGGTTAAATGGGAAGGATATGTTTATAGATGTATCACTGCCCACACGTCAAATGTTGTTACATCACAAGGTGTGCATACAGATTACTCAAAATGGACTATTGTTGCATCTGGCGACAAATGGCAAAATGCATGGCAACAAAACTTTTATTACGACCTAGGTGACGTAGCTACATATAACGGTATAACATATCGTTGTATTGCAAAACATAATTCAGCATCCACGTTTGCACTTGGACTAGAAGACGATCAGGCATCATGGGAAATAGTAACACGTTCTGACAATTGGAGAACAGATTGGACTGTAAGCACAAGATATGTTCTCGAAGATGTTGTAAAGTATAACGGTACTGTTTATCGCTGTACAACATATCACGAATCAGCAGCAACTCTTGCACTTGGGCTAGAAGCAGATCAATCTAAGTGGGAACAAGTAATTGATGGTATTGAATACAGATCGACTTGGGCTGCAGGTATTAGATATATAAAAAATGACTTAGTTAAATACGGCGAAACAGTATGGAAATGTACTGCTGGTCACACTTCTGAAGCATTGTTTAGAACCGATCAAGCATCATCATATTGGACAGCATGGCTTCCGGGGTTTGGCTATGAATTAGTTTGGTCCGAAGCTATAGAATATCAAAGAGGCGATATTGTACTCTACGGCGGCTATGTGTACACTTGTTTAGAAAACAATTTAAATAGTGTTCCTAGTGTAAATGGAATTGTACAAAATACAGGTAACTGGGAACTATTAAAACAAGGTTATAAACACCAAGGTTATTACGCACACGCTTCGTCATACAAAACTGGTGATGTAGTTAGATTGGGCGGATATCTTTATATTTGTATAACTGACTCTTCAGGTTACTATCCAGATACTTCAAATAGATGGCAAATATTAGTTCCAGGACACCAATGGAAAAGTGACTGGGTTGACAATATAGAATACTTTATTGGTGATATCGTAACGTATGACTCCACTGCTTATTACTGCATATTCCATCATGTTGGAACTGAATCAGACAACCGCCCAGACTTAGATCTAGCTAACGAGAATGAAAACTATTGGCAAGTAATGCTTCAAGGTGTTGCTGGTAACGTAACAACCACTGATGGTGATATTCGTGTAAGAGACTCTAGTCAAACTGAACGACTAGCAATAGGAACTCCAGGTAGCGTACTTAAAAATATTGGTGGTGACACGATATGGCAAGACTTTGGCCAAGCCGCAAAGGTGTATTTTGTTAGTCCAGGTGGATCCGATGTTGAAAGTGCTGGAACAACATCTAATGGTCCGTTCCGAACAATAAAATATGCATGCGATTATATTCGAGCTGATCAAGATATTAGAACACCTGCAACAGTTTTTATTACGTCAGGAACTTATAACGAAATTCTTCCAATACAAATTCCTAGAAATACGGCATTAGTAGGCGATGAATTACGAAGTGTTACAGTACAGCCTGCTGCATCATACGAAGCAAATAATATGTTTTATGTTAGAAACGGATGCGGCATCCGAAATATGACGCTCAAGGGGTTAGTTGGAACGTTAGGTACTGACAACGCATACGGAACTAAACGCCCGACATCAGGAGCGTTTGTAAGTTTAGATCCAGGCACAGGCGTAGGTGATACTAGCGTACATATTACAACTAAGTCTCCATATATACAAAATGTATCAACATTTGGTGAGAGTTGTATAGGTATGAAAATTGACGGTGCATTACATAATTCAGGAAACAAATCAATTGTTGCTAATGACTTCACACAAATTATAAGTAACGGCATTGGCATTTGGGCATCAAACAACGGTAGATCAGAACTTGTTAGTGTATTCACTTACTACTGTCATATTGGGTACTTGTCAGACGCAGGTGGCAAACTTAGAGCTACTAACGGAAACAACTCCTACGGATTGTACGGATCTGTCGCTGAAGGATTTGATACAGCTGAAACAGTAATAACTGGAAAGATAACTAACAGAGCTGACCAAGCAACAGCAAACGCTCTTACTGACGATGTAAATAAAATTTTAGCATTAGAATATGCTAACGCAGGTACAACTTATACTCCGGGCAGTTCAGCTGTAACATTCTCAGGACAAGGTACAGGTGCAGCAGCAACATACCAAGAAACTAGAGATGATGGAATTTACGAAGTTAGATTAATGGATCCAGGTGATTCAAGTCTCGCTGGCGGCAACAACTATCAGTACAAACTTAACTATGCACAGGCCGGAAACGCAACTTATATTCAGTTAGCAGCTGCTGACACTGATGGAACTAATGCAAAGTATTCAGGACTAAGGATTTATATTAAATCAGGAGACGGAGTTGGGCAATACGGATATATTTCTAGTTATAACCCTGTTTCAAAAATAGCACAAGTTAGTAGAGATTCTGATGATGCTCAGGGATGGGATCACGTTAAGCCAGGTTGGCCTATAGTAGACCAAATAACAACTTCATCACAATACAGTTTAGAGCCAAGAGTAACAGCTAGTGATCATACATATGTAGCTACATCAGCAACTGCTCCGAGCAATACTAATTGGTCGCATGTAGTTTGGTTTCCAGCAGGCAACTGTTGGGTTACATTTACTGAAGGGACTACAGTATACTCATCGCACTCAACAGATGGCTTAACATGGAGTGCACCGGTAACTAGATTAGCTAACCACACTGTTACAAAAGTAATATCAGATACTAACGGAAGTAGAGTACTTATTTGTACAACCAACGGTGTGTATGGATTTAATACAGCAAACATATCTAATACTAATGTATGTGGATCAATTAATGCACCCTTTAATACTGTTGATGTTAAAGGCGCAGCGATTAAAGAAGCCACAAAAATTCTTATATACGCTTCAGGTACACATCAACTTTCACGTACTGCTAATTTAAATACAATATCTACTGCTTCTGTTACAGGTGCTTCAGCTGGTGCAACACATGTGTATAAAAAAGTTGCATATGGAGCAGGAATTGGAAGTGCTACTGACGGATGCTTTGTTGCTATCAACGAAGGTACATCAGGCGGTACAGCAGTTAGTACTACACTTGGAGCAACATTTTACCAGTTCAATGCTGCTGGTCCACAAGGATTACCAGTAGGATATACTGATATAGTATTTGGTAATGGTAGATTTGTTGCAATAGATCCAGGCGATGGCAGTTCATTAACAAAAACAGCAATTAGTTTTGATGGACACAAATGGTACGAGCATAGTATACCCGGTACAACTGATTATTTAAAAATAGAGTACGGTGGTGGAACATTTATGGCCACTGGTACTGGCACACAAATTGCAAAGTCGCAAGACGGAGTTGTGTGGAGAATTACAAGTAATGACAGTACAGACTTTCTTGCTACAGAAACTGCTAATTGGTCTGCACAAGCGTATAGTCCTGCATTACAAAAATGGAGTGTAGTTGCAAGTAATAATGCAAACTTCAATACTGTTTCAGGTTGGGGAGCTACTCCAGTAATTAGAGCAATAGTAGCTTCTGATAGAATTCTTGAGTTTAAGATATATGAGCCAGGAAGCCAGTATGTATCAACTCCGACTATTTCAGTATATGATTCTCAAGCAACTGTAAATTCAACACAAATTGCAAGAATTGGAGACGGGGTACTTGGGCAACCAGTATTCAGTAATAACGGAGTAAGTTATATAACTGCATCAGCAACTATTGCTGGAGACGGATATGCTGACTCTTATCACCTTGGCACAACCATTAAACTTGCTGATGTAAGTTTAGTACCTGGACCAGGAGACAACTTAGTTATTAATGGTATTAACGATGTTAACTACAAAGTTTCTAGTATTGTTGCACAATCAGGATCAGCACCAAACTTTGCCATAACAATGACTATTACTCCAAGTCTTGGCAGAGCAGAGACACCAGAACATGATGAAACAATTGTTGTTAGACAGCAATATAGTCAAGTAAGATTAACAGGACATGACTTCTTAGATATTGGATCTGGTAATAAACCAGACACTGACTATCCTGGAAGATATGTTGAAGGATACAGTTCGCTTAATGATCCTAAGCAAGAAAATGAAGTTAGAGAAGCAAACGCAGGCAGGGTATTTTATACTTCTACAGACCAAGATGGTAACTTTAGAGTTGGCGAACAATTTAAAGTAGAACAAGATACAGGTATTATTACGCTAAACGCTTCTTACTTTGAATTAACAGGATTGAGTCAATTAGCTATTGGCGGCATTGTTGTTGGCGGCACACAAGTAATAATCACAGAGTTCTCAAAAGAACCAACATTTATTGCTAACTCTAATAATGTTGTTCCAACACAAAAAGCAATTGCAGCGTATCTTAATTCAAGAGTGTCAGGTGGTTCTAGTAATGCTAATGCAACAAAACTAGTTGCTGGTGTAATAGCAGTTGACACTAACACTATTACAACAACGTCCGGCGGTCCAATTACTTTTACTGCTAGACAACACTTTCACAAGCCAGTAAAAGGTGATATGGCTGCAATGCAGATGTTTGCTTCAGGCGGTGACAGCGGAAATGCAAGGACTAATTAATAATGATAAATATATATAAGGTTTATGGAGTGCTAAATGGCTGAGTTTAAATTAGGCAGAATTAGGTTTATATGGAAGGGAACATGGACAACTTCCACTACCTATTATAAAGATGACATCGTTAGAAATGGCGGTAATACATACATATGTATTAAAGGACATAGTGCATTGGCACTATTTTCAACCAACCAGTCAACTTATTGGAATAAGATTTCCGATGGTACTGAATGGAAATCAAACTGGACATTAAATACTCTTTATAAAATTAATGACATTGTTAAGTATGGCAGTTTGTTATATGTTGCAAATACTGAACATCTAAGTGCAGGCAGTGCTGCAGATGGTCTTGAACTTGACCAAAGCAAGTGGGACTTATATGCAGAAGGCTTTGATTATAAAGCCGACTGGACTGTTAACACACGTTACAAAATTAACGACACTGCTAAGTACGGCGGAACTGTATATACTTGTATTACTGGACATACGTCAGCAGCAAATTTAGCACTTGGACTAGAAGCAGATCAATCAAAGTGGAATATTTTCTCCGAAGGTTTCTACTGGAGAATGGATTGGTCACAATCAATAAGATATCGTGTAAACGATCTTGTAAGATATGGCGGCCAAATATATGTTTGTAATCAAGGCCATACTTCTGCACTTCTTGCAAATGGTCTAGAAAATGACCAAAGCAAGTGGGACTACTTACACAAAGGTATTGAATATAAGAACGAATGGGCATCAGTTACACGATATAAAATTAATGATATTGTTAAGTATGGTGGCGGCACCTGGATTTGTACAACGTACCACACTAGCCAAGCTACGTTTGTAGCAGATGAAAGTAAATGGGCACAGTTTGTAGAAGGTTTAGAATTTGAAGATACATGGAGCGGAACAGCTACATATCAACCAGGTGACTTTGTTACATACGGCGGCTATTCTTACGTATCTAAAACTAATAACATAGGCAACGGTCAGCCATCAACTAACACAACAGATTGGTCTTTATTTACAACTGGATTTAGACATGCCCAAGATTGGGGCGACGATAGTGCAGCAGAAGAATATGCAGTTGGTGATGTAGTAAGACTTGGTGGATTTACATACCTATGTATATTAGATCACACTGGTCAACGTCCACCAAATGTTACATATTGGGAACTACTTAACGAAGGTTTTAAGTGGAAAAATACTTGGCTTGACGCAACACTTTATGACAAAGGCGATTCAATTAGACATGGCGTAAACAGCTATGTTTGTATACTTGCACACACATCGGCTGTGGCATCTAATAGACCAGATCTTGATAGCGGTACATATTGGAATTTGTTAACTGCTGGTGCAGAATCAGGCAACTTAACAACACAGGGCGACTTAGTTTACTATAGTGGCTCAGGTCCAACAAGACTACCAATCGGCGAAGTAGGGCAAGTACTAAAAGTAAATTCAGCAGGAAATGCTCCTGAATGGGGATTCTTTGGATCGCTTGCAAATGTGTACTATGTACAAAATACAGTTGGACAAGACAGTCCTGCAGGCGCATACGGACTTACATTAGATAGACCTTGGAAATCATTGCAGTATGCAACACAGCAAGTGTTAAATGGTGCAGAAAGACCAAATGCTGGATGGCTACTTAAAAGAAATAGAAACTTTATTGCAGAAGAAATTCTACAATGGGTTACATGGAATATTGCAAATCCATCAGGTATATGGGCAAGTTTTACTTTAGATAGTGCAGCATCGTGTCGTAGAGATATGGGACAAATTGTTGATGCAATAGTCTATGATTTAACACATGGTGGAAACCAACGTACAAGAGCAGCAGCAAATTCGTACTTTGACGCCAGCGGTAACTTACTCACAGTAGTAGCTGACGAAAAACTTCAAACAATAGCTGCAATTAATTACGGACTAACAGTTATAGATAGAGTGTTAAGTAACTTAGCACCAGCTACAAACTATCAAACAACAAACAGTTTTTCTCCAGCACATCCGCAGATAATTAATGCAACTTATCTTGAAGAAACTGATGCACAATCGCAAACAAATCTGCTAATAGGAATTATCACAGATGCAATTAGTGCAGAAGTAAACACTAACGTACCAAAAGCACATATTCCAAATAACACAATTTATGTTAAGAGTGGAACACTTGTTGAACATACACCAATCCTTGTTCCAGCTTATACTGCAATTGTTGGTGACGAACTACGTTCAACTAAAATTACACCAGCAGGCGTAGTAACAGGAGCAGCTGATGTTCCAAAGAGTATAGCGGCTATTGCAAGATTACAAGCTATTATGTCCTCTATTGTTACTAACGCTAGTGTAACAAAGTCATCAGGTAACTCAGCAAGTCAAGTAACTACGCGAGTTGCAGGTAGTGCTGGAGCAGGTACAGCAGCAACAAACTTGCTCCAAGAATTGCAAGACTATATTGACTATCGTGTTAACGGTGTTGCAGGCGACTCTACAGTTCCAACTACTAGAGGAACAAATACTCCTGTCACTGCAACTGGTTTTGTTTTTGCAACAGAATGTATTGAAGCAAACAGAGCTTTCTTAGTTGCTGAAGTGCATGCATTTATTGCTGTAACTTACCCAAGTTACACATATACTATTGCAGCTTGTACAAGAGATGTTAATAGATACTTAGACGCTATCATTTATGATATAATATACACAGGCAACTGTAGAACTTTAAGTGCAGCAAAACTTTATGCTAATTCCGTAAGCGGTTGTTTAACTGAAGACATGTTCTACATGCGTAATGGAACAGGATTAAGAAACTGTACACTAAGCGGATTAACAGGATCATTAGGTAGTGCAAACTCATACGGGACTAAACGTCCGAGTGCAGGAGCATTTGTAAGTTTAGATCCAGGATATGGCCCAGCTGATTCAGATGCATGGATTGCTACAAGATCACCTTATGTACAAAACGTAACAACATTTGGAACTGCATGTATTGGTCTAAAAATAGACGGAGATATACATGACGGAGGCAACGACTCAATTGTTGCTAACGACTTTACACAGATTCTCGATAATGGTATTGGCATATGGGTTACTAACTTAGGCAGAGCAGAGCTTGTAAGTGTGTTCTCATACTACGGCCACATTGGTTATCTAGCAGAGAACGGCGGCAAAATCCGTGCTACAAATGGTAACAGCTCATACGGTGACTTTGGTGCTGTAGCAGAAGGTGTTGACACTTCAGAAGTTCCAGTAACTGGTACAGTAGATAATAGATCAACAGAAGCTAACATTGTAAACGTATTAACAGATAAAAATAAAATATTATTATTTGAATACTCAAATGCTGGTTTAAATTATGCAAATGCCGATACAACAATTAGTACTTCCGGTGGTGAGAATAATGCAGTAATTAGTGCAGAAAATGTTTATAACGGTGGTGTATACGAAGTAAGACTACTAGATCCGGCTACTAACTTAGGTGGTGCAGGATACGTTACATCAACGAACACTGCACAACTTGGTACAGCAACACAAATTACAATTAGTAATACTGATGCAAGTTTAAGTGCAACATACACAGGAATGGCTATTTGGATTGTTAGCGGCACTGGTGCAGGACAATATGCTTATATTAATGCTTATACAGCAGGAACTAAAATAGCTACTGTTCTTAAAAACAGTGACGGTAGTGCAGGTTGGGACTCATGTTACGGTGCAGCTATTGTTGCGGCACTTGATGCTACAACAGAATACGTAATTGAACCAAGAGTTGTGTTTAGTGGCGGTGGCGTAAGTGCATATGCAGATATTGCAAAGGCACGTGCTAAAGTAGCAGATGGAAAAATTGTAGGATTTAGAATTTGGCATCCTGGCACAGGATATAGCTCACTACCAACAATAACAATTACAGATCCAAACAATACAGTTGACGTACCGCACTTAGTTAGAACTGGTAACGGGGTACTTGGGCAACCAACATGGTCTAATAGAGGAACATCATATACAACAGCAACAGCTACAGTAGTGTCAGCAGTTGGTTACGCAGACTTCTATCAACCAGGCGGTTATATTAAAATGACTGGTTTGACAGAACAGCCAGTACCAGGTGCAAACGTAGAAATTGCTGGCATACCAAATACATGGTATAAGCTAGTTGGAGTTACTGGAGTTACAGGTAGTGCAGGAAACTACTCGGCACTATTGCAAATTAGTCCAGCAGTAAGTGTTACTGATGCGCCGGAACAAGACGAAGGTGTAATTATAAGAAGAAGATACAGTCAAGTACGATTAACAGGACATGACTTCTTAGATGTAGGCACCGGCGGATTTACTACTACTAACTATCCAGGAGTACCTAGTGTAGTAGCTGATCAACTAGACGAAACTAAAGACTTTGGAGGAGGTAGAGTATTTTATACTTCTACAGACCAAGATGGTAACTTTAGAGTTGGCGAGTTGTTTAGTATTGAACAGTCGACTGGTAGAGCAACACTAAATGCTGATGCATTTAACGTAAGTGGTCTACAAGAATTACAACTTGGTGAGTTATCATTAGGTGGTACTAGTGCTACTGTTACTGAATTTTCAACTGATGGAACGTTTACAGCCAACAGTGATAATATTGTCCCAACACAGCGAGCTATTAAAACTTATATAGCAAGTCAAATTGGTGGCGGTGCAGGTGAACTAAATGTAAACTCAATAACAGCGGGGCAAGTGCATATAACTGGATCAACTATATCACATACTACTGACGCTGAGATAAATATAACAACACAAGTAAACTATACAGGTGGAGTCAGCGGGTCGCCGGTTGCACTAAATATGTTTATACAAGCTTAATGGAGAAATAACAAATGGCCACAGGAAGAATAGGAACAGCGGATTTAAGTGCCGCAACTAATACTACTATTTACACTTGCCCGAGCAATCACTACACTGTTGCTAGTGTGTCGATGACAAATAGGGGCAATGTGCCTGTTTTGGTCAGATTAGCAGTTTGTGACACTAGTACACCGGGTTTGGATGAATACTTAGAGTACGATGTTGAATTACTACCAAAAAACGTGTTAGAACGTACTGGTATTATCTTAGGCGCATCACAGCTAATTGTAGCATATGCAAGCACAACAGGCATTAGTGTCGTTGCGTTTGGTATTGAGACAACGGCATAAATATATAAAAGGACAATACAATGGGAAGATATTTAACAAGCACACTAAACTACGCAACAACTAACGTTGTTACTGGTACTAGCGTAACAGCCAAAGCAAATGATAGAATTTTATGCACAGCAGGAAGTATTACAATTACGCTTCCAGCAAGTCCAGCAGAAAATGACACAATACAAATATGTGACATTAGTGGGACAGCAGGTTCTGCAAATATTACAGTAGCTAGGAATGGTGAAGAGATTCAAAACTCTGCAACTAACTTAACTATTGATATCAACAATGCTGCACCGGTACTAGTTTATTCCGGTTCAACATACGGTTGGATTCTAGCTGGCGCATAAGGAGAATTTGAGATGTCAACATTAACAGGACTACTATCTGACTTAGCACCGGCCCTTGTCGGGAACGTGCCTACTAGATTAAAAATATACCATACGTCGATGAATGATCCTGCTAATGGAGGGTGTTGTTGTTTATGGACTGTTCCGGCAGGAATAACATCAATAGTATTTGAATTATACGGTGGCGGAGCAAGTGGAAATGACGGTTGTTGTTGCTCATTCTCAGCAGTCGAGGGTACCAGCGGTAGTTGGGCATATAAAAGAATAGACACTGTGGCAGGTTGCCAATACAGGATTTGTGCAGGTAGCTCAACATCATGTGCATATAATGTTAGTAATGTAGGGTGTACAGGTTGTTCAAGTTACGTATATGATGTAACAGCAGCTGCTGTTATTGCATGTGCCTGTGGCGGAGATGCTGGAACACAACAGCCAGGATTTACAAGCCCATACGGCAATTATACCTGTTGTTTTGGAAGAATTCAAGGTACATCATCAAGTGCTAGCCACGGGTTAGGTGACATAACAATAGGCGGAATGGGCGGCACAGGTATGCGAAATACTTATTGTCATACTAATTATTATTATTGGCAGTCCGGCGGATTTAGACAGCCAGGAAAACGTAACGAAGATTTATGTTCATGTTGGCATCAAGAAGGTCGACATGTTATGTGTACTAGCGGAGATCCTTTTACAGGACAAAGTTTCCCAGGCGGACCTGGAACATCAGCAATTGCATGTGGTGGCGTCCATTACAACGGACAACCTGGATCAGGCGGACAAGTCGTTGTTTTATATAATTAATTTAAGCGAGGAAAGATAAATGGCAGAGAATACTACAGCTACAAAAACGTTTACATACAACTTACCAAATAAGATGTATGACTCAAGCGAGAGTGATAGTCTAACAGCAAGTGCTACCTATGTAGGATTTGACAGAGTTTACGTATTTGTTGACTCAGATGGAGATCATGTAGGTAAACGAAATAGAGCATTAACAGAACTTACTGCTGCAGATGACGGCGCAACTGTACCAGAACCAGACGGCACAACTAGAGTCGAAGTTACACTAGCAGATGATCCATTGATTTTGGCACTTTTTAGAGTCCAAGGATCAACTATTACTACAAATAACCAAACTACAGTTACAGAAACATACGGTGCTTATACTGTTACATATAATAATAAGCCAGAAATTCAAGAAACATATGTTGATGAAGATTCACTAGTTTATAACTTAGAAACTGAGGCTTGGAATACTCCAGCGTATAAATCCTCTCCAAGTACATGGGCAATGGTAATAGAGAACAGAGATGCCATGCTAGAAGGCAGCGATGGAAAGATTAGTCCAGATATGCCAACAGCAGTTAAAGATCCGTGGATTGCATATAGAGCAGCACTTAGAGCATTGCCAACAGTATACAAAAAAGGTGAGTCCGACGAAGTTGAGTCGTGGAAAGTTCAATATCCATTATCACCAGATACAAAGGCGGAATAAACTATGTCAGCACTTAAAACAATGTTACAATACGGCTCATCAGGAGGAACAGCTAATGTCGATTCGATGATTGTGTATGCTACTAACGTAGATGTTCAGGAAAACGGAGGATGTTGTTGTTTATGGACAGCTCCAGCTGGGGTTACTTGGGTAAGTGTTGAAATGTGGGGCGGCGGCGGCGGAGGCGCAGGCAACTGTTGCTGTCATTTTGGTACTTCAGGCGGCGCAGGAAGTTATTCAAGAAAAATTGTTGATGTTACGGCTGGACAAGCTTATAGATTTTGTGCAGCTGGTACAACGTATAGATTTTGTGCAGCTGGTACAACGTATTGTTCAAATGATCGACATGTTGGCTGTGTTGGATATCCAACTTACCTTTATGGCGAAACTGAAGCTATTAACATGGCATGTGCAAGTGGAGGCAAAGTAGGCTGCAACTTTTGTTGGGGAGCTATTGGCACTACGTACATGGGATGTGCATCATACCAATGCGGTTCCTATTGTGGCGGAATGGGAATGTGTGGAGCAACAGGCGCACACAAAGGAACAGCATTTTGTTCAGGAACAGCATGGACTTGGGCGCCAACGCCAGCATTTACTGGAGACTTTTATCGACCAGGTAGAGATGCATGTTCGGGTTATTGTTGCGGATGTGGCACCCTGGGCTATTCACACTTTCCGGGATCTGGTGGCGCAACTACTTCATCTCACAATTCCTTTCACGGATGTGGAGCTGCTGGTGCAGGCGGATTAATTATTGTCAACTGGCAACTGGAATCATAAATTATGGAGAATAATACCCAATGACAGCTTTAAAAGATTTATTATACGGTTACGAGGCAGGCTCCTCAATTAAACCAAAAGAATTTATGATTGAGAACACTAATAAGTGGCTACCCCAAAACGGCGGCTGCTGCTTATTATGGACTGTTCCAGCAGGCGCAACTCACGCAGTTTTTGAAGTTTGGGCCGGTGGTGCAGGCGGTGGCTTTAGCTGTTGTTGCACACAAGGTGGTGCAGGCGGCGGCGGTGGATATGGCATGTACGAATCAGACGTATCAGCTGGCGATACTATTAGATTATGCTCAGCAGGAACAACTGGCGCTAATATGAGTGGTTGTGCTGGATGTACTGGGTGTTCTTCGTTTATATGCAGAGATACTGGAACTGCTTGGTGCGGTTGTGTTCAAGGCGGCGCTCAGGCTGCTAGATATCCGAGATGCCACTTATCGATTAGTTGTTATAGTTGTTGCTCTATGTGCGGCTGCTGCAACGCAATATACACAGGCGGTTCAGGACTAACATTATTAGAACAGTCAAGCGGAACAAGTGGAATGTACAACAGTAGCCAGTTTTGTGTAGAAACAGGTTGGCAAATTATGGGTGGAGCATACGGAACACCTAACAGGTTGGCAAATTATGGGTGGAGCATACGGAACACCTACTCCCCGACCACAAGGATCGTCAACATGTTGTAACAGCTGCTATGGCGGCATTTGCGGAAGCTATACTAGCTGTTGCGGACAAGCATGTATGAATATGGGATTTCATCCAGGCGGCGCTGGGCTTACTGGCTGGACAAATGACGGCACATGCAGATGTGGCGGCGTTGGCGGTGGCGGCTTAATTTACGTAGTATACTGGTAAGGAATAATCATGGCTATAACAACAATTACAAGACAACTTACATACGGGTTACCGGACGATATCTATCATCAAACACAAGAGGATGGTCTACAAGCTACTGTGTATTATAAAGGCCCAAACAAACGATATATTTGGGTTAATTCTATTACAAATAAAATTATTGATATGATTGATGAAGATACTGGTGAAGGAATATTCACTGGAGAAATATCTTTTCCAGAAAGAGAAGCTTATCTAGTTGAAGTAGATGCTGAATCTAGTGATCAAAATGATCTTTTATTATGTGCTTTGTTTGGCGGCGTAGATCCTCTTTCAATTCCTGACATTGAAGAAGATGTTCCGGGTCAAACTGAAAAGTATATAAGAGACAAATATCCAATACCTGATCATACATATCAGATAAGAGAGATTGAATATTCACCTAATGCAAAACAATGGGTTACACCGTTTCCTTTTAGACATCCTATAATGACTTGGGAAGAAAAGCTGGTATATAGAGATAATGCTTTAATCAATAGTGATAGACTTTATAGTGACGACTTGCCAGATAGTGCAACTACTGCAATTCAAACTTATAGAACCTATTTAAGAGATATTACTGAAACTGTCGGAGTAGCATGGACTGCAACAATTCCAACAGCAGGTACAGGGTATGTAGTAGGAAATAAACTACTAGTACAAGATCCTAGGTATAAAAATACTACAGTAGTAGACGAAGTTACGCTAACAGTTACAGCAGTTAATAGCGATGGCGGAGTTACTGGATTTAGTGTTGCGAATAAAAGAGCATTATATCATCCTGCAGCAGCTGCGTACACAGATTGTTTCTTTGTTACCAATGGATCTGGCGTTGGAGCTAGTGTTACATTGACTAAAATTAAACAGGTTGACCCTTGGAAAGTGCAATGGAAAACACAGCCATTGTTTACGCTTCATCAACCTGGTACTGCAACAGCAGCTGATGATAATCCTGATCACTTAGTTGACGAAAAGGCATATGGTGCAGCTTCAAAAACTTATACTGCATCGCACCCTTTAGCAGTAGAATAACTCCTTAGTAAAATGTATTAAATGAAAGGCGCTACGGCGCCTTTCACTTTGACCAATTCTAGCGCCGTTACAATATAAATATTCGTATGCAGCAATAACTGCTCAGTTTATTAACGATAGGATTAAGGAAATATGTCAAAAAGAAATACAGCAATTTTTATTAACGGTGGTGCTGGTCGAGTAGTATGTTCAATACCTGCACTAGAAAAGTTTCATGAAGAGAATCCAGAGGACAATTTTTTAGTAATTTGCGAAGGCGGCTCCGACTTTTTTAAAGGACATCCTGTATTGCATGCTAAAGCATACGATCACTGGCATAAAAACCTTTTTGAAGATAAGTTAAAAGACATGGATTTGCTTAGTCCAGAACCTTATAGAGTTTGGGAATATTACAATCAAAAATGTAGTCTCGCACAAGCATACGATATAGCTATTAATAATAAGGGCATTAGAGAACTCCCAAAGCCTAATATTAAACTTAGTAAACAAGAACACATGCGTGGTGCTACTGTAATTAAAGAAGTTAAAGAAAAAACAGAAAAAGACAAAGTAATAGTAGTACAGCCTTTTGGTAGAGGAATTGTTGAAGAAGGCGGTATGCTTACTGACTTTAGTGGCCGAAGTCTTGAACCTATGAACTTAGTTAATATTCTAAAAGAAGTTTCTAAAGACTATGCTATTATCTTTATGGGCGAACTAGCTATTGATTTTAAAGAACACGGTATTGACAGACCAATTGCAGTTCCAAAAGGTACTGATTTAAGAACATGGTGTGCAATTATTGCTGAAGCAGATTACTTTCTTGGATGCGACAGTGTAGCACAACACTTAGCATATTCTTTTGGTATTAGGTCAAGCGTAATTACCGGAAGTACATATCCTGTAAATACTTCTTATCCCGACTGTGACTATTTCAATATCTTAGATATGGGCGAAGTTGCAAGAGTATATAGCCCAATTAGAGTTACAGTAGACGAATTTGCTGATAGAGTTAATGAAGGTATTATGCAAATGACCGACAAGGTACAAGGCCATATTATTAGCGAAATTAAAGCTCATATTGGTTAATTTATGAAAAGATTGTTTACATTTGGTTGTAGCTTTACACACTTTGATTGGCCAACTTGGGCTAATCTATTAGGCTTAGACAACGAATATGACTTATGTGAAAACTGGGGATTTTCTGGATTAGGAAATTTAGCAATTGCCCAGCGTATTGCCGAATGCCATTCTAAACACAACTTTACCAAAGATGATACTATAGTTGTACAGTGGTCTTCGCATATACGGAATGATTATCATAGACAAGGAACTTGGGACACCAAAGGCTCAATTTTTAATATGCATAATGTTAATCTTTATAATAAAGCATGGATCAATCATTTCTTTGATGAAAGAAGTTATACAATGTATTCATTAAATGCAATGATGATGGCCCAAGGTATTTTAAAATCAGCAGGCTGTAAATGGGCAATGACAACTATAGGTGATTTTAATAAATTAGGAAATGATTTTTTAAACTTTAACGGCGACGGAGAAAACAGTACTGTTAGTGCAACTTTGTTAGAAGAATATCCTGAATTTGAACATTACATAAAATCAATATGGGATAACAATAAAAATCATTGGGTAGAGTCTATAGGATCGTTTACTTGGAAAGAGCAACAGTTAGGTGATAATCAATTTATAACAGATGATCCTAAGATATATAAATTTGTAAATAAAAATCCTAAGACTCTAAAAAAACAACCGTATTGGTGGGATTCACATCCTTCAACAGTTGGCCATGCTAGATGGTTACAGGAATGTTTGCTTCCTGTACTACAAAAAGAAACAAAATTTAACGATAAACAGAATAAGTTAAATTCGGATATAAACGATTTTTATTGTAAACAAGAATGGGAATTGTTTGATTTTAGAGAACAACTTACACAACTTATGAATCTTGATTTACAAGAAACATTACATAAAGTACGGGGACATTAAATGACACAACCAGTTTGGATTGCAGGAATAGCTAGAGGACACAACGCAGGAGTTTGTCTTCTTAAAGATGGGGAAATTGTTTTTAGTTTAGAAGAAGAACGTCTTACACGTTTAAAATACGATGGCGGCCCGTTAGCTACTATGCTTAAAATAAAAGAATATACTAATAAATTAGATTACTTAGTTATTGCACATACTACAAGCTTAGAAGAAACTGCTGGAAAAATAGACTATTCTGGAGAAGATATATATACAGGACTTGCTAGAAAAATTGGACTATTAAGAACTGAAAATCCAAAAATGCGTTCTGAAGTAATTGACGTAGCAATGTATCATCACAAAATGCATGCGGCTATGGCATTTTATAGATCTGGATTTGACGAAGCTGTAGCAGTTATTGTTGATGGCGCAGGCACATTTTTTCCGCTAACACATGATAACACTCCTATGACAGTTTGGGAAACTGAAAGCATTTATAAATGCAAATATCCAGCAACTTTTAAAACCTTGCATAAAAGCTTAGGTACTAGAGAAGCTATCCCAGCAGGCATAGTTGATAAATGGGATGCTTCTAATTGGGGCGAGCAGGGTATAGAATATTCAGCATTTGTGCATGACCGTGCAGGAATTGTAAAAGCATATGAAGCTGTAACAGAGTATTGCGGCTTCACATCAATTGAAGCTGGCAAGACAATGGGATTATCACCTTATGGTAGTCCTAATGCTAACATTCCGTCACTTATTGATAATGATACAGACATTCCGTTACCAACTACTAACAGAAATTTAATAGTTCCGCGATATCCAAACGGTGCTATAATTAATAGAGAGCTATACAGTGAATTAGCGTCTGACGCTCTTACTTTTGACCAAGATGATATAACATATTTGCAGAACAGAAGAGATTTAGCATATGCAGTTCAACAAGAAACACAAGAAGCAGTAGTTAAATTAATTAGGCATGCTGTAAAAATATCCAAGCAAAATAAAGTAGTAATTAGCGGTGGCTACGGATTAAATTGTGTTGCTAACTATCATTACCTTGAAGCACTTAAAGATGAAGGCATTGAAATTTATGTTGAGCCTATTTCTAACGATGCAGGAACTGCAATGGGTGCTGCACTCTTACAGCATTACAAACTTACACAAGATATAAAAGTTAACAATCGTGCAAATGATGTATTCTTAGGTCCTATATATAATTATTCAGAGCAAGAAATTTACAGTACTGTTGAAGAATATGATGCAGAAATTAAAGATGCAACACACGCAGATGTTATCGAATTAATGACTAGTAAAAACATTGTTGCTAACTTCCAAGGACGTTCGGAGAATGGTCCACGTGCATTAGGTAACAGAAGCTTAATGTTTGATCCTACATTTAAAGACGGCAAAGACTTTGTTAATGAGATTAAACATCGAGAATACTTCCGTCCATTTGCAGGTAGTATACTAGAAGAAGATGTACATGAATGGTTCGACCTACGTGGCATGGATGATTCACCTACAATGATGTATGCTGTAAATTGCCAACCAGGCATTGAAGAAAAGATTCCTGCTATTATTCATGTTGACGGAACTTGCAGAATTCAAACAGTTAGTAGAGAACAAAATCCGCATTACTATGATATTATTAAAGCGTTTAAAGAAAAGACAGGTGTTCCGATTATCTTTAATACTAGCTTTAACTTAGGTGGTGAACCTCTAGTTGAAACTCTTGAAGATGCTATTCGTACGCTAACTAAATGTGATATAGAATACTTGTATCTTCCTGAACACGGAAAACTAATCATAGTAAAGAACTGATAAATATAATGTATAAGGAATGATATGTTTAATATTGCAAGTTACTTTAAAGACGGAATTAAAAAATCGCTGTTAGTTAAAAATAACGGCGCTACATCTCATAATGGACCTTGGAAGCAAGCATATACATCTACTCAGGTTGAGCGGTGGCATGCTGGCGAATTTTGTACAGCTGAATTTACTGTCTCTGTTGATTTTGATAATGCTAACAAAGAGATACTTAAATGTATTGTTGCAGTTGGCGTAGACTATGCTAATTTGAATGTATTTTCTAGGAGTAATTTAGGAAATGATCTTGTAGAGTTATCTGTAACTGTTAATCAATCTTATGTAGATTTACTAATAACAGCTAAAACAGGATATACAGGTGCAAAGTTTATTCACACTGCAAACTACTTTCAAAATCAAAATCCGTTAACTAGTTGACATTCCTAAGTAGGCTAAATATACTATATGGAGTAACGAATGCCAACGACAGTTAACACACCTTTTAGATCAGACTACGGATTTAAAAGCCCAAGCTTTACAGTTGATGCTGCTGGAAATATCACAGCCGCTACGCTAACCCTGTCGGTTAGCGACGCAGATGAAGCAGGCGTAGCCGCAGATTATAACTTTGTTGAAAGCGCCGGCAATTACAGATTTAGCGGCGAAACAGATAATCAGCCAACCCTTACAGTTTATAGAAATCAAACTAGTACCATTGATATAGCATTTACTACTTTAGTTTTTAAAATATTTAGTACTATTGCTGATGGTTCAACCGCAACAGTAGTATACAGTAGCGGACTACGACATAGTGATAGTACAACTGGTGTATCAGCACAAGGTAAAAGCTCAGGTAGATTAACTTGGACTCTTCCATTATCGGCACCTGATACATTATACTACGGCAACGTAGACGGTACTATTACTGGTACCATTAATGTATTAGATCAAGCAAGAAATTTTAGCACAATAAGTGTTACAGACACAACAGCAAGCACAAGCACAACAACTGGAGCACTAAAAGTTAGTGGTGGCGCTGGTATTGTAGGAGATGCATACATTGGCGGCACAGCAAACGTGGCAGGATTAATTTCCGCTACAGCAGGAGTTACTGGAGACTTAACTGGTTCAGTATTTTCTGATACTAGTACATTACTAGTCGATAGTGTCAATGGAAGGATCGTAGGTCCTATAAATAACAGTACAATAGATAACACTACTATAGGAGCAATTACTCCCGCAACAGCTGCATTTACAACAGCTTCAGTAAGTGGTGCAGTAGCAGGATTAACGGCTGTACCTAATAAAAAGTATGTGGATAATACAGCAACGGCGCTTGCAATAGCATTTGGGATTTAAAAGAAAATGGCAAAACAGCAGATAAAAAATTACGTCTTTAAACCAGGAATGAGCGCCGCAGCATATGCTTATCCTAATAGTTACGGTTTATTATATAGTAATAAAACATATTTACAAGTAGAAGCAACAGCGTGGATTACCCAACAAGTAGCCCACGGAGCTCAGTATACACCAAGTACTGCAACCTATACGCCGACTACTGGTATAATGGAATTGACTATAGGAACACACAGCTTAGAAGTTGGTGATGTACTTGGTCTTAATGCCGCTGGCATAACATTTACACGAGCATCAGACTCAAGTAGTCATGCGTATCCAAGAGCAACTGGAGCTCCTACTACTTCTGGTAGCGATCCTAGCTATAATAATCCAGTGTTTATTACAGCAGTTACAGCAACAACAATTACAATACTTGTAGGTATATCGTCTGACACTTCTGTTCATACGTTTGCTAGTGCTACTAGTAATGTAGTAACAGCAGGCTTCGCAGGATATACTTTTAACGAATCAAAATGTCAAAGAGACTTAAAATACGTTCTTGATGCATATTTATGGGACCTAAGATATAGAGGTAACGAAGAAACACGATTTGTAGCTAGCAAATATTTTGAAGGTACAGTAGCACAAGTTGATGGCGACAGACTTCCAGAAATTTATACACATACAAAAATTAGAAATCTTATTAACGATTTTATTTTTACTAAAACAATAAATCCTAATACAGTTAATACTACAGTAGCTCAAAATATAACTGGCAATGCAAGCGAAGCAATGGCACAGTTTACGCCAACTAATGGAACATATACTCCGACTACTGGTGTAATGTCATTAACTATTGGCACACACACTCTTGCAGTTAGTGACGAAATCTTTATTGCTCCGGCAGCAGTTACATTTACGTGTGCATTAGACGGTGACGCAACACTGCATCCTTATCCAAGAGCTTCAGGTGTTCCTAATGCTACTGGTAAAGACGGATTTTATTATGCGCCACTTCGTATTACAGCAGTAACTTCAACTACGATTACTGTTAATGTTGGTGTATCATCTGATACTTCATTACATACATTTAATAGTGCGTTAACAAACGGCGTAACAGCAGGTCCTGCAGCAGTAATTAATACCCTAGCGTTTAATGTAATAGACACTATTACAACAGGATTAACATCATTGCCAAAACTTGTTGAAAGTGGCGTTGGAAATATTAAAGTACAAGGTCGTCATGGACTAGAAGCACTTCTATTAATTACAAATACTACTAAAAATGAAATAGTATATAACTTTGCTAGTAACGAAACAGGCGGCAAAACTAAATTAATTACTAAAGGGTATGACAAAGACTTTAAAACATACCTACAAACTACAGATGCTATTACAAAAATTTGGTTTAACTATGACACTAGTTCTCATGCTATAACTGACGAGATACAAGTTTTTGCAGAAACTGCTGAAGTAAAAATTAGACCATACGACTTTGGCACAGATGCTATTGAACGTATGCGTATTGCTAACCCATTAAGTATGCTTGACGCTGACTTTGAGTACGGACTACAGCCTACTAAATGGTCAGCTATTGGAACGTTACGTGGATACCCAAGTGTGTACGAAATTCCGGCAACTAATACTGCGGTATTAAGTGTTACTACAGATGCGTCTGCTGGTACTGCTGGAATAGGTGCAAGTTTAATTACAGTTACTACAGTAGTTGCACATGGATTTGATGCAGGTGATCCTGTTACAATTAAGGCACTAGAAAACTCAATTGCAGGTGTAGCTAGAGCAGAAGGTAGTTTTGTTATTAATTTAGTTCCAACTGCTAGCTCGTTTAACTATTATGCAAAATCAAAAGTTGGAACAAGTTCGGGACAAATATTAACAACTACATATGCACAGTTAAGAAAAGCAGCATTTTATACCGGTGCAAGTATTGGTCAACCTATTATCAGTGTAGCAAGTAATGGTTCGTCTGGAAGTTTTACAACACAATTAGCAGTTGCTTCAGGAAGTACTATAATTCCGTTTGACGGGGCAGCTCCAGAAATTGGTTCTCCACTTACTAACGCATCTATACCAACAGGCTCCCAGGTAACATCTATTATTGATACTAGTGCAGGTGGCGGAACATTCTTAACACTAGAAACAACAACAACGACAGCTGCAAACACTGATACACTACAAGTTTCATCTACAACAGGTCTACAAAATGATATGGCAGTTGACCGAGGCGACGGAACTGCTATCTATGTACAATCTATTGGAACAGGAGGCGATGCATTAGGAGTACAATTTAGTGCAAACTTTATTAATTCAAGAATTGGTAACGTTGTATCGTATAGTGGCTTAGCTGGTATTAACGTTTCGGCAATCGGTGCAAACGCTACATTTAATATATCTCCATCAGCAGACTCAAGTAATTTATATATATTAAATTCTATAGCAACAGGCGGCAATGATTACGAAGTAGGCGATAGTATTAAAATACTAGGCAACTTGTTAGGTGGTGAATCTCCAGCAAACGATGCAGTTATATATGTAACTAGTACAGCCAGTGATGGTGATATTAATAGTGCTACTATTACAGGATTATCATTCAACGGATTTGCTATACTAGGCGGCGCAGTACATACTCCTTATGGATATTTAGGCACTGGCGCAGTATTTAATGTTTCATATCTAAATACAACCTATACAGGAGTTGCAATTGCAAACGGAGGCACAAGCTATAAAGTAGGCGATGTTGTTGTAATTGACGGTTCTGTAATCCAACCAACTGGAGGAAGTTCAGTTCATACTAACTATGTAACAGTATCAACAGTAGCCGCAGGCGGCGAAGTACTTGCTATAAACAATATTACACAAGTTCCTGCTAACAGAACTCCGGGAACATATACAGGCGTAGCTAGCACAGGTGGCGGTGGATCAACATATACTGTTATTGTTTCTCCAGCTGGTGAACATCTAACAATGACTAACTTTTCCGCAGCTAATGCATTAAGACCACAGTTAACTTATAGTGGAGTAACTGGTACTAGTAGTGGCTCAGGAACTGTAGGAACATTTAATATTACAGTAAATGCAATTGGTGCTATATTAGATGTTACGGTAGTTACTAAAGGTTCAGGACATACAGCTGGCGACACAATTACTATTGCTGACGCAGCATTAGGTGCCGGCGGCGCAGCTAACTTTACTATGGACGTTAGTACAATTAGTGTAGCAGGTGATGTTACTATGAATGCTATTACTATTGTTACTGCTGGTACAGGTGTTGCTCAAGGAGCAACAATTACTATTGCTGACGCAGTATTAGGCGGAGGTGGCGGTGCAGCTATTACCGTTGAAGCTCAAACTGTAGGACTGGCAGGAAGAATAACTGGAATAACTTTTTCAACTGTTAATGCTCCGCAACGAGATGAAACTTTTACTAATGTAGCTTATACAACAGATTCAGCAGGCGGCTCAGGCGCAACTTTTGCAATCCAAGTAACAGGTGCAAGCTATCAAGTAACAGGCGGAGGTGGTACTAACTATCTAGTAGGTGAAATTATTACATTTGCTGGTGACCAAGTCGGCGGCGCCGATCCGGCAAATAACGCAGTAGCAACAATTACTACTGTTGATGCTGGTGGAGCAGTTTTGGCGTATACTGTAACTGGCGCAGCTGTTAACGGAAGAACAGCGTTGGGAGTAACTGGAGCAAATAGACAAGGATCTGCTGCAACTTTTACAATAGAATTATCTGAAGGCGACTACACATTTATTGGAGTTAGTACTCCTGGCACAGGATACGGGCTAGGCCAACAACTAATAGTTCCTGGGTCTAACTTACGAGGAGCAGCGCCTGTTAATGATGCAACAGTTACTATTACATCAATAGATCAAATATCTACAGGAGCAATAACAGGAGTAACAGTTACTGGAACGGCAGCAAACCCAACAGGCCCATACAACTCTCTAACTGGAGCAAATATATCAAATACAGGTGTTGACGCTACATTTAATGTTAGACGAAATTATACTGCATACGATAATATTTCAGTTACTGGAGGTGGATCTGGATATAAAATAGGCGATCGTATTACTATATCTGGCACAAGTTTAGAAGGTGCTAGTCCATTAAACGATATTGAATTGTTTGTTGATGCTGTTGGTGGAGGCATTATCACAGCAGTAACAGGTACGTATACTATTGCTACACCTGGCACAAACATTGATATAATTTCAACAGTATCTATATCAGAAGCAACCAGTGCTTCAATATTAATAAACCAAACAGTTAGTTATGCAGCACTAGCAACATTAAATATTGGCTGGACTTATGCTCATGGACTAGTTCCAGGAGATACATTTATTGTTACAGTTACATCAGATGATGGCTCGAACAATCACGACTTAGCAGGCGGAAGCTTTTTTGCTACTGAAATTCCAACAATAAACGGGCTTAGATACCAGGCAAGAGCTACGGGAGCAATTGATGTTTCTAGTATACCACTTAACGGAGTAGTATATCCTAGACCAGATAGTTTCTTTGTGCATAGGCCATATGACGGCGGTGTGCAATTAGGCACAGGCGGTCCGCAACATGGCGCACAAGCAATACGTCAAAGTAAAAAGTATATTAGATACCAGTCAGGTAAAGGTATTATGTACACAACAGGTGCATTGTTTGCTCCGAGTTATGATCTACAAAGTGTAATAGCAGAAAATGTTGAAGTTGGTGCATTAATAACTATTACTTGTGACGATAATGATCACGGAGTACAAGAAGGCGGCGTTATTCGATTACTTGGTATCGAAACTGAAGGCTACAATAGCGGCAATGAAACAGCAGTTGGTAGTAATTTTGATTATGACGTAGTTGACGTAATTGACGAAAGAATATTTAAAGTACGTTCAAAACGTAGACTAGGCGCAACAACTGCCGTACTAGGGTTCGGAGCACAGATGAGTGTTGTAAGTTGGCACGGTGCTACTGTACGTTCAGGAATCTTTGATGATCAAAATGGAATTTTTTGGGAGTTTGATGGCACACAGATAAGTGCAGTACAGCGTACAGGTACGAAACAAGTTGCAGGTACTATTGCACTAGAAATAGACTCAAACTATATTACGGGTACCAATACAAGATTTAGAGATCAGTTAAAAGCTGGTGATAGAGTTATTCTTAAAGGTATGACACACGTAGTTAGTCATGTTATTAGTGATACAACAATGACAGTAACGCCTGACTGGCGCGGCGTAGTTAATATTACAGGTGCAAAGATGGCACTAGTAGCTGATAAGAAAGCTAAACAGAGCGAGTTTAACGTAGACAAGTTAGACGGAACGGGTCCAAGCGGTTATGATATGGACATTGCTAAGATGCAGATGATTGGTATTCAGTATACATGGTATGGTGCTGGATTTATTGACTGGATGGTACGTGGTTCAACTGGTTCCTTTGTGTTCGCACACAGAATGCGTAATTCAAACGTAAACACAGAAGCGTTTATGCGTTCAGGTAACTTGCCTGTACGTTATGAAGTTACTAATGAAGGCCCTCCAGGTAAGTTAAAATCTGCAATGACTAATTCACAAAATACTATGGTATTAGAAGATAGTAGTTTCTTTCCATACGCTGCAACAGTGTATGTAGATAACGAAATTATAACCTATACTGGAAATAGCATAGCAACTAATACATTAACAGGGCTTAATAGAAGTGCAGCACTAAGTACATTCCAAGCTGGAGCACAGCGTAGTTATACAGCAGGTCCTGCAGCAGTTCATTCCGCTAGAACAGGCGTTATTATAATTTCACAAACAATTACTCCGTTGATTAGTCACTGGGGTAGTGCGTTCCTAACAGATGGAGGATTTGATGAAGATCGAGGATACATCTTTAGTTACGCTGAAACAAGTATTGCTGTTAGTACTACAAAACAAACAGCATTTATGATGCGACTAGCACCTAGTGTTAGTAATGCTATTGTAGGAGATTTAGGAGAACGAGAACTACTAAACAGAGCACAGTTATTACTTAATGGACTTGAGGTTACTTCAGACACAGGAAGTGGCGGAATTGTTATTGAAGGTGTGCTTAATCCTCAAAACTATCCACTTAACCCAAGTGACGTTGGATGGTCACAACTAAGCGGTGTTGCTCAAGGTGGACAACCTAGCTTTGCTCAAGTAGCATCAGGTGGTGGCGTTACATGGACAACTGGAGTATCAGCTGTTAACTCTACAATAACATCAGTTGATACAATTGGAGCTACAATAAACAGTGGTCAATATGGTTCTAGTAACGGGCGAAGATACCTTTATATAAGTGCTAACGACTTTAGAGCAGTGTTTGGAAATTCTAACATAAATGAGGTTATTGGTAAAACAATTACAGGAACTGGTATAGCTAGTAATACCACTATCCAAAGTGGATATATTCGTACTTACGACAACTTTGGATACTTTAGACTTTCTAGAAATCTTACAGGGACCATTAGTCCGAATACTGCTGACGCTGTAACTATAGCTTACAACACAGCACTAGTAAATAAGAGCTTTGGTTACTTTACTACAGCTAGTGTTGAATCAACAACTGCTACAATTGGTACTGCTATTACTGGTATAAGTGGCGGCGGATCATTCCCAGCTAATACACAGATAAGTGATATTGCAAGTATTACATGGGCTGGAAACACATTTTTCCAAATAGAATTTAACAACTCCTTTACTGGAACACTAGCACTAAACACAGGTACAATTACAGCAACAGTTGAACAACCACCGTTTGCCCAACCAGGAGAAACTGTATTCTCATTCATTGCTGTACCTGGAGAAAGATCTACACTAGACTTATCGCAGTTGAAAGAACTTACTAACACACCATTAGGTGGTAGAGGAACATTCCCAAATGGTCCAGACGTGTTAGCTATTAACGTTTATAAAGTTGATGGAGCAGATATTAATTCAAATATTATTATTAAATGGGGAGAAGCTCAAGCTTAATCTTCAAGATAATTAACAAAATCTAAAAGCGTATCAAATACTTTGGTACGCTTTTTTATTGACCTGTAAGTAAATCTTTTATTAATTAATTCTTCAGTTTCTTTTCCGTAACCAGTGCGTACTAGTATTGGCTGGGCACCTACTTTTATAGCCGCTTTAAGATCAGATAATTTGTCACCAACATAATAACCTTTGGCAAACTTTACGTGCGGCACTTCTTTTTCACAACGCTTAAACTAATAACCTTTGGCAAACTTTACGTGCGGCACTTCTTTTTCACAACGCTTAAACATTCCTGTGTTGGGCTTTGCATATAGGTCATTTTTTCTACTACTAGCACTATAGTATATTCCGTCTATACTAGTACAACCTGCCTGTCCAAACAGTTCAAACATGTGTCTATGTAAATCGTCAACATCTTCTTCCGTAAATAGACCCTTTTCAATTCCACCTTGATTTGTTATAATAACTATTTTATGACCCATCCTGCGTAGTTTTGAAATAGCCTTTATACTTCCGTCAATAGGCTTAAAGTCTTTACTACGGTAGCAATATGTACCAAGATCTTCGTTAATAACCCCGTCTCGGTCTAATCCGATAACACACTTAGGAGCAATATAGTTTGGACTAGAGTCATAATCGTCACTCCAGCTAATATCAACCATCGATCATATTTTCCGGATCAAGCGATTGGCTATCGCCTGGAATAAGTCTATAATTGTCTTCAACTGAATCAGCTGTACTAACTTCAGTAATAGAACTCATAGGTTCTAATGCTTCTATTTGATGCGGTTGTAAAGGAGGGTTATGCCAAGTATCACCTTCGTTTAATTCTTTTTCAAAGATGGTTGCATCTTTTGTATCAATCCAACGTACTTTAAATTTGCCACTATTTACAAACCATGTTTCATCTTTTTCTCTATGGAAGTGCATGCTAAATTTAGCACCTACTTTTTCAAATACCATAATCTTGCCACAGTACTTGTCGTTAGTAGCCCAAATAAGTTCGTAGCCCCAACCTTTTTTTACATGTCCTGACAGTCTTTTATCCAAAATCTATCTCCACTTTTTTAGCAAATGTTAAGTTGAATACATTCCAACTCATGGTTAATCTTTCAACATCACTCTTAAAAGGATATACTTGATGTTTAAGTTCTGCAGGAAACATAAAGATCTGTCCAGTTACAGGAACTATCCTATGAGCTGATGCTCCCCAACTTCCGTGTACCCATTCTAATTGTCCCGGACAACGTGCATTAGATTCAATTGGAATAGTTTCCGGTTCGTTGGCAATCTCTTCAGGAACGTCTACCATAATTATTCCACTAATCATGCCGCTATGAGCATGTGCTGGATTAAATTCGTTTGCCTTCATATAATTGAACCAAACACCGTTACCTAAATCAAATTGTATTGAATTGTAATCTACATCATCTACAGCTAGACCTTCAATGGAACCATCTTCGTGTGCTGGCATCATAGATAGCCTTCTTTCATCATCAGCTTTAAACCATTCTTGTACATGGGGTACTAATAAGCCAAGCATTTGTAATTGCATTTCAGGAGATGCAGCTGTATTCCCCCGTTGTACTTCAATGTTTCCTGACAGTGCATATCCCATATGATCAGCGTTTCGATTTAATTCTGCAAAATGTTTTACAAATTTTAAATCTTTTTCGTTTAATTTAGCTGAGTATATAGTTGGGCCAAACGGCGCTATCATTTCAAATTCTGGAACATACTCGCCTTTATGATTAATGATCATTAATGTAATCCTTTATATTAATCCATTCCATATCTATAACACTATTTAATTTGTCTAGGTTAGCACAGGTGTATTCTTGGTATTGATTTTTAACATTATCCGGAATAGGAATATAATTAATTGCTGCATTATATTTTTTAGCAATAGTTTGTGCTACAGTGTCAAAGCTTTCTGGATTACCAGTGCCAACATTATAGATATTGCTAGCATCAACTGTAAGCATTTTTTCGTGTACTTTACATATATCTTCTACACATACAAAGTCACGTTTGTAATGTTCGCTATCTTCAAACACATTAATAACATTATCTTGCTGTGCTTGTATTCTAAACTTAGTATACGGACTTGCTTGATCGCCTTTTTCTCCTTCATGAGAACCATATACATTAAAATATCTAAAGCCTTGTACAATCACATTAAAGTCATCTTTATGCTGGTTTACAAACCTATCAAACAAATACTTGCTCCATGCATAAGGGCTTTGTGGCAACAATGGGCCGTCTTCAGTAAAATGTGTAGTAGGACCGTATACACTTGCACTAGAAGCGTACTGAAAATTTGTCCCGTAGTTCTCACATACTTGAAGTATCTTCATACTGTATTCAAAGTTTTGTTCCATGATTTGATCTACATCAGTATATGTTGTACTACTAATAGCACCAAGATGAATTACCCAATCATACCCACTAGGATCAGGAACACAATTCTCTACATAGTCCCAGCCTTCGACATCGTGTCCTTGACCTACTAGGTAGTTGCACATGTTTTGTCCAATAAAGCCTTTATATCCTGTAACTAGTATTTTCATTTAGGTATCCTGTTATTATCCATAATTGGCCATCCATCATTATCAAGAGGTAAGTCTAAACCTTGCTCCCAGTGATTTCGGTATGTTATATCTTCAGGCGCCATTAATGCATGCCATTTTTTATCATCTCGCCACGGAATGAAGTTAAAATTTATTACTACTCTGCGTAATTCGTCAGTACATGTAGCACCGCTATGTTTAATATTAGCTGGAAAAATAACTAATCGATTTGCAACACTCTCAACTTTATCACCATCATCAAATATAGTGTAGCCGTTGTTAGTGTTTACGTAATAGATTGCAGTTAATGCTCCTGGAGCTAGTGTGTCTACATGCATACCGTGAACTTCATTGCCTTCAGTTTTTGTGAGAAGATTAGCTTTTATCCTTATTAATACTTGAGGTTGTATTACTTCCATAATAGGATATGCTACTTGGTATTCCATCTGATTATCCATATGATATCCTTCATGAATAGTATGGACAAATTGGAAGTCTCCCTTGCTACTAGGATCAGCAACTCCTTCACCAAAGTGCCAATTATATTGTAAGCTCATCATTTGTTCTTGAACTTTTCCAAAAGCTTCTTTAGATAGTGCATCGTTAATAATAACTTTTTTAGTCATTCCATTTCCTTTATTATGTGTGTTGTAGAATGCCCTTCTACTTTAGGAAATATATTAACTTCTGCTAAATCGTTTCCTACCACAGTTTCTACAGTATAATCGCCACCCTTAACAATTATATCAGGCTGTGTCTTCTTAATTATACTATACGGAGTATCATCGTCAAATATTAATACTTCATCAACTATGTTTAGTAGTTCAAGTGCTTCTTTTCTTTTTGTTTGATCGTTAATGGGTCTAGTTTCGCCTTTTAACCGCTTTACACTAGCATCGCTGTTAATAGCTACTATAAGTTTGTCACCTAAGCTACAAGCGTGTTTAAGCAGTCTTAGATGCCCTAAATGCAGTATATCAAAGCATCCGTTGGTAAATATGACCTTATCTTCTAAGTCGTGCTTTGATAAAATATGTGTACCAGTGTGTTTAACTGCTTCAGTAGCACCTTTGACAGCAAGCTCTAAACAGCGTTTGTGATCGTAGCCTTTTGTTAATCCATATACAAATGCTGCTAAGAAACAATCGCCGGCACCTGTAACATCTGCTACTTCTATATTATCCACAGGAACGTCATAGACTTTGTCGTTAATTTTAGCAACAACACTATCTCCAGCTCGTGTAGTAACAATGTTGCCCGGCCAAAGATCGAAGTCTAGTTCTGTAAATTCTTTTTCGTTAGGTTTTACAAGCCAAGCACCTTCATAAAGACTATAGTGATCTTTTGGATCCACTATTACTTTACAGCCAAACTTGTTAATGTGTTCAATAATCTCATGTGATTTTTCTAATACACCTTTAGCATAATCACTTAATATTACATAGTCGTACCCTTGGAAATCTTTACTAAGTATATCGTTTAGTATTGTATTGCTATTTGCGTGATAGTCATTGTCAATACGTGTGATATAATGTCCGTCACACATAACACGAGTCTTTGTACTTTTAGGTTGATCATACTCATACAGTGTAACATCTACACCTAGACTTTTTAAGTTTTCATAAACTAGTCCTGCGCCGCCAAGTGTTTCAACTTCATGTAAGTGTTTAACAATAGGTACAGGCGCTTCAGGACTTAAACGTTCTGAAGTTCCATAGATATATTTGTCGATTATTACATCGCCGAGAACTAATACTTTCATACTATTATTATACTACCTTTTAGGCTATTTGTCAAGTAGATTTATTGTTTGAAAGACTGTTTCTAACTTATTAAGATTAACTCTACTTTGGAGGGTATTACGAAGTCCGTGATGCAAAGGCTTGGGCCATTTAGTAAAACTGCACCAAGCATAGCCGTCGTGTTCTCTATTTAGATTAGGGATAAATTCGTCTTCAACAACACAAAGGTATGTGTGAAAAGTAAACTTCTTATCGTTACTGAGGAAACTTTCTAAAGGAAGTGTCTTTTTTATATCTGGAAGTTGTCCAATTTCTTCTTCTATTTCTCGTTTAAGACCTTCCCATGGAGTTTCGGCACCTTCGTTTGTTCCGCCAACTAGGCCCCAAACATCAGACTTTTTGCCACTTGCTCGATGTAAAAATAAAAATCTATTTGTTTTTAGGGTGTAAAATAATGCACCACTACATACTATATTTGAACTCATACATATACTTACCCTGCGAGTTCAATCCTCCATGTCCCAACTGGATAGTCTCCATCAATACTCAATAGCCATTCATTGTCTTTAAACCGGTATTGTGTTTGTGTGTGAAGATTAGTTATGTATGTAACTGTAGTAATTGTATCTGCATCAAATATAATGTTCCATTTTGAGCCGTCCCATTCAACAATATCGTTTACATTAGCTACAAGTCCTGTGCCATCTGTATTAGCCCATGCACTAGCAACTACAGTTTGTCCAGCTAATCCAACATCGTCTAATAATAGCAACCTAACACCAGATACTTTAATTGATGTTGGATTATAATTAGTAGGATCAATTATATAATCAACTGATGTACGTGATCCATTTGGACTAGTAATAATAGTGTCTGAAGGGAAACTATCAGTATCAAAGTCAATTAAAATCTTTCCTTCGTCTAACGGATTAATTGCAAACGTACCAGTAGCAGTTGATGCATTATCGGTGCTAGTAAGATGTATTCTACTAACTCCTGCAGCATATATTCCAGGCAATGATGTGAATATACTTCTCCAATTCTTATTGCCTACTATACCGTTAGCAACAATTTGTGCCTCTCCTTGGTTTACATATACTTGCCATAGTGCAAAGTTAACGTTAGCTGAATGTCCACCAGCAGTTGATCCTGGTCTTGTTCCTCTTTCATCAGTTGTTGTTCCTGCACGAGCAGTATCGTCATATGCATTTAATTCAGGCTTACTTACGCCATCTTCAATAGTGCCTAATTGTTCGTCAAACATACTCGTAATAATATTTGTAATAACGCCCATCTTGCGTACTTTAGTCGGAGGACTAATATAAATTGGTACACTAAAAGTTAGTGAAGCAATATCAATTTCGCTGTCAATCCCCACTGGTGTACTTCTGCTACTCCATTGTACACTTTCAAGATGTATAGCAGTTATGCTAGTCCAGTCAACAAAGTTATCTGTAGTTTGCATTTCTAAACTTGGATTAAACAGCACTAGTATTTGTTCTAATAACTGTAACTTTTGATCAGTGTTACTTGACCATATATCCGCATTTATCCTTAATATATACGGCGTAGGAATTAAGCGTTCTACAGTATAATTTTTACCTTCTTGATTAAGGTATTCTTTAGTATCTTCATCATATGCTCTTTCACGTATATTAACTTTTCTAGTATACGTAGCATCAGTTAGTCTATCTTTGTCTAACTCTAGCCCAGTAATATATACAGCAATCCTAGGAGCACTTGGCAACTTGTTTTCGGAGTTCTCTCTAATAATGTTAGCTACTTGCCTAGTTAAGTCACCGTACATAACCGGAACTTCTTTAGTTTGGCCGTCACCATCAATAACTGGAAAGTTACTAAGCACACGCATCATTTGTGTAGCATAGCGTCTAATCTGTCCATCATAAAAGTGTTGCATTAGTTATCCTTCTTTGGTCTAAGTGCTTTCGATAGGCTTTGACGTTCTTCGACTACTGCACCGCCGATTGTGCTAGTTTTAGTGTTATTAATAAAGCTAGTTTTAGAAGTCTGTCTTTCTAATGTATTGCTTAGTGTCATTCTAACATCATCATTCTGTTTAACCCAACGTGTTCCGTCATATTTAAACATTCTATTTGGTAAAAAGTCTGTGCGTAAAAAGAAGTCGCCTTCTCGATTACTAAGTGGAAATGCTATTCCAAATCCAAATGGCGCACCGTTAGGAGCAGCATCACCAGTACCAACTAGGTACCCTGTATAACCTTCTCTATCAGGCCTGTCAGTTATTTCATCGGCAGTTGTGTTAATCATAGAAGCGTCTAGATCTGTTTCATCAGCTGTACGTAGTGCAACGCTACCATCTTCGTTTGTTGCTACTGTATAGTAGTGACTAATATCATATCCGCTTTTAGGTGCATCGGCTTCTGCTTGTGCAACTACTGCTCTGTTTATCTGCATTTCTTTTTCATATGTAGACAACACATCTCTTAGAGTATTGCTTGAATTTTCACTTGCAGGTAAATCTAATATTTCTTTGTATTCTTGTCCATCGTATATTTGCTTCAATTTTAAGCGATATAAGTGTGGATACCAAGTTTGACTAAATCCTTCTGCTGCACGATTAACATCTTCTACAACGTAAAATCGTTTAAGTGCAGTATCATAATCATTTAACGCATATTCGTCTGTAAGATGCGGCAGTTCGATAACATCACCAGCTATAACTTTTCGTCCTAATGTTTTCACAGAGCTGTTTATATGTATAGTCATAAACAGTGTATCATTACTTAGGAATAATCCAAACTGTGACAAGTCAAAATCAATATCTTGAACATTATATACTGCTCGCATGCTGTATACATCTGGATCATACTTCCTATCTCTATTCTCAAGGAATAGTAAGTCCTGTATGTTAGTTTCTTTTACTGCATCATACTGAGGTTGATCAGCGGTGGATTCACTAGTAGAAGGGTTTCGAGCACCTAGGTACTTGTGAATGTTAATATCAGTTCCGCCAACAGTAAACATCTCCTGGATTTGTCTATCTAGGAAATGATAATCGTTACCGCGTTCTGGTTTGTATAAACTTATTCTTGGCATATACATATTTATCGTTAAGATAAATACTATGTGGAGAGTAAAGAATGACAGAACTAGCAACAGTGAAACAAAACGTATACGACTATGTAAATGTATCTCTCGGCGGAGGAATGATTGACGTTGAACTTGATCCTATACACTACGAAACAGCTTTAAATAAAGCGTTAGGTAGATTTAGGCAGAGAAGTGATAATTCAGTTGAAGAATCGTATTTGTTTCTAACAACAGTAACTGATCAAAACGAATATGTATTACCTAGCAATGTTATCGAAGTTAGAAAGATATATAGACGTTCAATTGGTTCGCGTACAGGCGGTGGTGACGGCGGTTCATTGTTTGAACCATTTAACATGGCTTATACTAACACTTACTTACTATCAGGTTCTAAAATGGGCGGCTTGGCAACATACGATATGTTTGCACAACACCAAGAACTTGTAGGTAGAATGTTTGGTAGCTTTATTGAATTTAAATGGAATACTACTAGTAAAAAACTTACACTTCTACAGCGTCCAGGTGCAGAAGAAAATTTACTGCTATATGCATACAACTGCAGAAGAAAATTTACTGCTATATGCATACAACTATCGTCCAGATAGTGAGCTACTAGCAGATTACCTTGCCCAACAGTGGATCAAAGATTATACATTAGCAGTGTGTAAAACAATGTTAGGCGAAGCACGTTCAAAGTTTGCTACTATTGCAGGACCCGGCGGAGGAAGCACTCTTAATGGCGATGCATTGAAGCAAGAAGGACAAGCAGAGATTGAAAAGTTGGACAACGAAATCCAAATGAGTATTAGTGGCGGCGTAGGCTACGGCTTTACAATCGGCTAAAAAAACACTTGACAATTCACTAAAACCCCTGTATACTATATAGATACTACACACTTAGGAGACTTAGTATGATTATCGGTATCTGCGGATTAATCGGTTCAGGTAAAGGAACAGTAGGCGACCACCTTGTAAACGAGTTTGGATTCAAAAAAATATCTTTTGCTGACAAACTTAAAGATGCAGTGTCTGAGCTGTTTGGATGGGATCGTGCGTTATTAGAAGGCGACACTACAGAGTCAAGGCATTGGCGAGAACAGCAAGATAACTTTTGGACAAATGAGACTGGCAGAGTAATTACTCCTAGGCTTGTATTACAAGAGTTTGGTACAGATTGTATGCGTAATGGATTTTACGATGGCATTTGGGTTAGTATGGTAAAACAAACTATACTAGATAATCCTAATACTGAATACGTTGTTCCTGACGTAAGATTCCGCAATGAACAAAATGTTATTAGAGAATTAGGTGGTCAAATTTGGCAAACTAAACGCGGTGATGATCCTGAGTGGTTTGGACAAGCAATACTTGACAATGACACTGGTAGCAAGTTAATGGCATCATATGATGTACATGCTAGTGAATATAAATGGGTAGATTCTAACAATAAGTTTGATTCAATACTATACAATAATGGAACTATTGAAGGTCTTAGAAATCAGGTCGAAGATCACCTTGTTTCCAACGCACCCCTTCCTTCTGAACTATACGTTGACAGTTAGCACAAATTGTTTTTAAATTTGTAGGACGAACATTATTTAAATCACCGTCTACATGGAATACATTAAACTGTTCTAAATGTTTACTAGTGTAATTACACTTTTCGCAAACATTTCCCATTACATATCCAAACTGCTTCCATTTAGGAACTCCGTGTCCAGCACCATGCCGTAAACATTTCTCACATAACTTCCTATAGTAAGGCTTGTTGTTTTTGTAGTAATTAATGGCGGCCGGTCGTAGCCCACATTGGCATAAAGGTCTCATATTGTATTTAGCTCACCTTTTATACCCCTTTGTTTAAGCAAAATATACGGTGTTTTTAAGATGTTTATATAAATACAAGTAGAGAACAAATTTATATCCAACAGGAGAGATAACATGGCATTAAGTTCACCAGGCGTACAGGTTTCCGTAATTGACGAATCCTTTTACACCCCAGCAGCAGCTGGCACAGTACCAATGATTTTTGTTGCTACTGCTTCCAATAAAACAAGTAGTTCAGGAGTAGGTACCGGAGTAGGTACACTAGCAGCAAACGCAGGAAAACCTTATTTAATTACTAGCCAACGCGAGCTAGGTGAAACATTTGGCGACCCACTATTTTATTCCGATGCAAACGGCAATATGATACACGGCGGCGAGCTTAACGAATATGGTCTACAAACAGCTTACTCATTACTAGGCGTAACTAACAGAGCTTACGTAGTAAGAGCAGAATTAGATCTAAGCAAATTAACAGCAAGTGCTGTTGCACCAGGTGGCGAGCCTGCAAATGGAGCATATTGGTTTGATACACTTAATACTAAATTTGGTATATTAGAGTGGAATTCAGCTGCAATTTCAGTAACAGGTGGACAAAGCTTTGCTTCAAAAACTCCTATAGTAGTTACAAAAGCAACAGATATTGATGCAGGCACATCGGCTCCAAAGACTTCTATTGGTGCTATTGGCGACTATGCAGTTGCAACTACAACTACAACAAGCAGATTTTGGTTAAAGTCAAAAGGTAATACAGCGGCAGGCGTAACAGCAGGCGAATGGGTTGAAGTTGGATCAACTGATTGGAAAGCTAGCAATCCGTCAATTACAAGCACAATTGCTAATCCTACATTAGGCAACGGCGATACTATTTCAATTAACTCAAGCACAGTTACACTAGCTGGAACAACAGTTACTAGTTTAGCAGCTGATATTAACACAGCGGCAATTAGTGGTATTAGTGCAGCAGCAGTAGATGGTGTTATTGAAATTTACTCAACAGGCGTAGACATTGTACTTGCTAACGGCTCAGGAACAATTCTTACAGCGGGCGGACTTACAGCGGCAACATACGAAGCTCCAAAGCTTACTATTGCACCGCATACAAGTGTACCACAGTATAAGAGCACTGATACAGAACCAGCACCAACAGGCAGTATTTGGATTAAAACAACTTTACAGCGGCAACATACGAAGCTCCAAAGCTTACTATTGCACCGCATACAAGTGTACCACAGTATAAGAGCACTGATACAGAACCAGCACCAACAGGCAGTATTTGGATTAAAACAACTACTCCAAACGGTGGTGCTAACTATAAAGTTAAAAAGTATGCAACTGCTACAAAGCTTTGGTCTACAATGATTTCTCCAGTTTATTCCACAGGACAAGCAGCAATATTTGCACTTGATAAAACTGGCGGTGGCAAGAACCTTTCTTTAGGTGATGTTTATGTAAACACTAACGTTGAAGAAGTTACACCAATTATTGCTAACTCTAAGCTTTATGTTAGAGCAGCAACAGCAGCAACAAAAATTGTTGGTTCAATAATTACAACTCAGTTGACAGCAGCTACTAGAACGTTTACTTTGCAAGAGTCAAAGACAGCTACACTAGCATTAGATACTGCAAAAACTATTTCAGTAACTACAACAGGCGCTTCGAGTGATGCAAAAGACAGCTACACTAGCATTAGATACTGCAAAAACTATTTCAGTAACTACAACAGGCGCTTCGAGTGATGCAGATGTATTAGCGGCACAGATTAATGCGGCAGGCTTTACAAACGTTACAGCAATTGTTGATGCAAGTAACAAAGTTCAAATTTCCCACAAAACAGGTGGTGAGATTCGTATTAAAGACACAGGTAGCTTGCTTGCATTAGCTGGCTTTGGTGCTTATAACTTTGTAACAGGCGCAGGAACAGCTCACTTGTACACAGCACCAACAGGTGATAGTAGTAGTGATTGGGTTGCTTCAAACTGGAAAGAGCTAACTTATACAGCATCAAACACTGGACCAACTAGCTTAACTGAAAACGGTACATTATGGTACAGCTCAGTAGTAGACGAAGTAGATCTTATGATCCACAATGGTACTACTTGGGTAGGATACCACAACTACACAGCAGCATATGCAAACTGCGACCCACTAGGTCCTATTGTTGCAGCTACTGAGCCAACTGTACAGTCAGACTTAACTGCACTAGTAGATGGTGATCTTTGGATTAGCACAGCAAACGTTGAAAACTATCCAGGCATTTATAGATTTAACGGTGTAACATCTAAGTTTGTACTACTTGATAAAGCAGACCAAACTACAGAAAATGGTGTACTATTTGCAGACGCAAGACAAGGTGCAACAGGTGGTTCAACATTAGCTGCGCCGTCAAGCACAATTACTGCTTTGCTTACAAGTAACTTCTTAGACCCAGATGCTCCAGATCCAGCACTATACCCACAAGGTATGTTGCTTTGGAACTTACGCAGAAGCGGATTTAACGTTAAGAAATTTGTAAAACAGAGCGTTAATGTTAACTTGCTTAATGGCAGAATGTCAGATGCATCAATGGCAGCTTATTACCCACATCGTTGGGTTACTGATTCAGGCAATGCAGAAGACGGTTCAGGAACATTTGGACGTCATGCACAGCGTAAGTCAGTTGTACAATCATTGCAAGCACTTGTTAATAGCAACCAAGACATTCGTGACGAAGAGTCACGTCAGTTTAACTTAATGGCGTGTCCAGGTTATCCAGAACTAATTGGTGAAATGATTACACTTAACACTGACAGACGCTTAACAGCATTTGTTGTAGGTGACACACCAGCAAGACTAACACCAGATGCAACTTCACTTAATGAGTGGGCTACAAACACTAAGCTTGCACTAGAAGATAATGATAACGGTGCAGTAAGCTACGATGAGTACATGGGTATGTATTATCCATGGGGTTTCACTAGTGATAACAGTGGTAACAATATTGTTGTTCCACCAAGTCATATGGCACTACGTACAATAGTACTAAACGACCAAGTTGCTTTCCCCTGGTTTGCTCCAGCAGGAACACGACGCGGTGGTGTAAGTAATGCTACAAGTTCAGGTTACATTACTAGTGAAGGTGAATTTAAATCAGTTGCACTAAACACTGGACAGCGTGATACACTTTATACAAATAAAATTAACCCAATTACGTTCTTAAGCGGCGCTGGATTAGTAGTATTTGGACAAAAAACTCGTGCAAGAAACGCAAGTGCATTGGATAGAGTTAACGTAGCACGTCTAGTTGTTTACTTACGTGGACAGTTAGAACTATTAGCGAAGCCTTACTTGTTTGAGCCAAATGATAAGATCACACGTGATCAGATTAAAGCGGCAGCAGATCAATTAATGTTAGAGTTAGTAAGCTTACGAGCACTATATGACTTTGTTGCAGTGTGTGACGAAAGTAACAACACACCAGCAAGAATTGATAGAAACGAGTTATACTTAGATATAGCTATTGAGCCAGTCAAAGCAATTGAATTTATTTACATACCGCTAAGACTTAAGAACACAGGCGAAATTGCAGCACTAGGTTAATATACGCAGTTAATGAGGGGTTGAAAAATACCCCTCATAAACGTATAAATAATAGTAACAGGAGAATAGACAGATGCCAATCACAACTTTACAAAACATTTCGATACCAACGGAAGGCGCAAATAGTAACTCATCATTATTGATGCCTAAGTTACAATATCGCTTCAGGGTATTTTTAGACAACTTCGGCACAACTGGCGGACCAGATGGTGTTAGAGAAATTTCAAGACAGGTACAAGATGTTACACGCCCAAACGTTACGTTTGAGCAAATGACAATTGACTCGTATAACTCAAGAGCATACCTTGCAGGTAAGCACACTTGGGAACCAGTTACAATCACATTGCGTGAAGATGCTAACAACAACGTACAAAAAATTGTTGGACAACAGTTACAAAGACAGTTTGACTTCTTTGAACAGTCCAGTGCAGTTTCAAGTGGCAGTTACAAATTCCAAACTAGAATTGAAATTCTAGATGGTGGCAACGGTGCTAATGGCGCTAACGTAATTGATAGATTCCACTTAGTAGGTTGCTACATTGAATCAGCAAACTATAATACATTAGCATATGCAACTAACGAAGCAGTTACTACTTCATTAACTATTCGTTATGACAATGCTATCCAGTTTGGTGCAGATGAAGATGTTAACGGCATTGGTGAAACAACTAGCAGAACTAATGCTGCATCACCAGGCGGAACACAAATTTAAGTTAACGCTTAACTGATTGGCTTATTAACAGCGAGGGTAGCTTAATTGTTACTCTCGCTTTTTTATCTATGTACTTAACTCTATAGGATAAATATTAGTATGAGCTTACAAGATCCATACCTAATTAATACTGACATGGATGTGCATTTAAGAGATGCACGACATGCACACCAGTTGTATACCCAACACAACTTTGCGTTAGCACCTAAAACAAAATTTCTATTTCATGTAGTGTTTGATCTCTATGATGAAGTAGGTGATCAAACAACGAGTAATACTGCAAAGTTTAGAAAAGAAATTGGCGTATTAGCTAAATCAGCATCACTACCAAACTATCGAGTATCTGTTGAAAACAAACAACAATACAATCGTAAGAAAAATATACAAACTAGAATAGATTACAGTGATTGTACACTTACTTTTCATGATGATAACTTAGGACTTACTAGAGGGTTATTAGAAGACTATTACAAATATTATTTTGTAGATGGCAATCATTCAGACGAATCAGGAGTAAGCTCCGGAGCTCCAGCATATCAAGCACGTGACAAGTATAAATCTGCTGTACCAAGTTACGGTTTAAATAACGGAAAAACTAATCCTTTCTTTAAATCTATTAGAATTTATCAATTAGCTAGACGAGAGTGGTTTGCATATACATTAGTTAATCCATTAGTATCAGCATTTGATCACGGAGATGTTGATGCTACAACTGGCGGAGATTTTAATTCAAATACTATGACTATTGCGTATGAGAGCGTTATTTACTCTAATGGTAAAGTTAAAGGTGCAGCTAAACCTACTGGATTTACTGACGAAGAAACAGCATACGATAATCATCCAAGTGCATTAACGTATAATGATCCTGCAATGGAATACAAATACGGTGCTGCTGATCCTGTATTACTTGGTAACCGTCAACGAAATCGATTTAATCCTGTACAACCTAGATCTAGTAATAATAACTCTAAAAGAGATAGTATATTTGGTAATATTTCAGGTGGTAACATTTTAGGCGCAGGATTAAGAGATTTAAATAATTCAAACACGCCGGGCGGACTACGTGGCGTTAACATACCAAGGTCTAACTCAACTACTTCGTCTCAGTTAGTATCAGGCCAAGGACGAGTATTAGATGGCGACACTATAGTAAATGGATTATCAAACAATCCTTCTGCTAAAGCAAGCTTCGTTGCTAGAGCATTAAATAGCAATGCACAGCAAGGCGAATCATTAGCATCATACAACTCAGCATCTGCTACTAAGCAAGCAGCAATTGAAACAAGTTTAATTAATAAAGCAGCAAGCGGCGACAGAAAACTAGCAGGTCAAGCTACTGATGCTATAGACGCATTTAAAGGAAGAATAATATAATGGCAAGTTCAGATAAAGCAACCAGTGCAGGCGCATTCAATAAAAATGATTCCGAATCAACCAAAAAATATTTTAATAATTATTATGATGCCGAGCTTAATTTTACTCCTAGTGAAGTTGATGCAGTAATTGGTTATTTTCTTAAAAGAGGATTCGACCAAGTTGCAGCAGTTAATACTGCTAGTGTACTATTACAGCAAGCAGACTATGACGAAGTACCAGTATTCCAATTAATTGATACTCTTAAAGGAACTACAGATGTACAATTAAGTAATATTGTAGCACAAATCTTAAACCTAAATAGAAGTAAGACTAGCATGTTAGGATTTAAAGCAACTTATACAAGTGAGTTATTTGATCAGCGTAATGTAATAAACTAACATGGGACATTATGCTCAAGGTAAGTTTAATCCAAAAAACCCTGGTAAATATGCTGGAACAAAAACTCCAACATATCGAAGTGGTTGGGAATTTACCTTTATGAAATTTTGTGATGAGCATGCTGCTATATCACAATGGGCTAGTGAAGCAGTACGCATACCTTATAGAAACCCCTTATCGGGTAAACAAACAATTTATGTGCCAGATTTTTTTATTGTGTATAACGATCAAAAAGGCAAGCAACGTGTAGAACTAATTGAAGTTAAACCTAAAAATCAAACACTTAAAGAAAAATTAGGAAAGAGCAAGTACAACCAAGCATCGTGGATAGTTAATCAAGCCAAATGGGAAGCTGCTAGAGCATGGTGTAAACAAAAAGGAATAATATTTCGCATTGTTACTGAAGATGATATATTTCATAGCGGAAAAAGAAAGTAATGATAATTGATACATGTATTCATTTTAATAGTTCTTATAGCAGACAAACAACAGCCTAATTCTATGTATTTTAGAAGTATAGATGTGTGTCAATACTACGCTCGGCGTATTCCAAATCAATACGGCAACTATGGTAGCAAATACCTAATACCAGCAGAGCATAGAATTACTGCATACTGTAAGCCCGTAAAAGTTAATCCGCAAAATACATTAGTATATGATCATTAATTATTTGCTAAATAATAGTAGCATATAATGGAACGTTTACATGACTAAAAAATTAGAAGACCTATTAAATTTGCCAGATTCTAAAGAAATTATTGAAACTGCAAAAGCTCAGGAATCAGAACAAAAGTCGTATGAGTTAGAGAAACAACAAGAAGCTTTTCGCGATATAGAAGAATTTGATAAGATTGCTAGTGCATTACCAGCTGTTAAAGGGTTAGGTAAAATGGCAGATGACGAGTTAAATGAAATAGCAAATAAGGCTATGGCAGCATATGATGATCTAATGGACTTAGGTATGAATGTTGAAAGTCGTTATAGTGGCAGAGTATTTGAAGTAGCAGGCGGCATGCTTAAAACTAGCTTAGATGCTAAGGTAGCTAAACTAGATAAGAAATTAAAGATGATTGACTTGCAACTTAAGAAAGAAAAGCAAGATAAAGATTCTGGAGTTAACGAAGACGGTATTATTAATGGACAAGGGTATGTTGTTACAGACAGAAACAGCCTACTCGAGAAGCTTAAAGGTCTAGATAAAGATAAATAGTTTACAGTAGAGGAATAAAAATGAAATCATTTGCACAAATATTACAGGAATCAAAAGCAACGTATTCGTTTAATATTGGAATTGCCGGTGAATTACCTGAGGGAATTGCAGACCGTTTAGAGTCTGTACTTAAGAAATTCAATGTGCTAAACTTTAGCACTGGCAAGAAAACACCAATACAGAAACGTCCGTTAGATTTTCCACAATTAGAAAATACAGAAGTTACGTTTTACGAAGCACAAGTAGAATATCCTACTACTACACAAGTACTACAGGCGTATTTAGGTAACTGTTGTAATATTCCGCAAAGTCATATTATTGTACGTAATCCAGAAGATCCTCGAGAAGCATATCAAGAAGAAGGTGATGATTCGCCGTATGAAGCATTGCTAACTACAGAAGAATTAGGCGGCGAAGATGGACAAAATGAAGTAGCATCTAATCGAACAATGGACTTACTCAAAGAATTAGAAACTGTACGTAAAGAGCGTGATGCAGCAGCTGGAAACGAAGGCGCACCGCAAGGTAAGTCTAAAGACATAACTGATTCACAAAATACTAAAGCAGTCATAGGAGGCTAATAAAATGAATATGAAGAAATTACTAGAAGCATGTGGCGGACCAGACCCAATGGGAATGGGTGCACCGGACATGGCTCCAGAAATGGACAAAGGAACACCTGTAACTGTTAACGTTTCAATGAACGCAAGCGGTAAGGAACATGTAGAAGACCTAATTGCTATGATGAAAAATGCAGGCATGGACGGCGCAGGAGAAGTTAGCAAACAATCATTACCAGCAGTTACTGATGTTCCGCATCAACACGATAGTGATGGCGATGACGGTAGCATGCGTGGTGACATGGAGAAATTTATGGGCATGATGAAGCCTGAATCCGATATGGATGAAGGTGGTAGTGATGTTGACATGGATTGTGCCCATTGTAGTGGCACAGGCAAACATGGCGAAGACGACTGTACAGAATGTGGTGGCACAGGCGAAGCTCAACCAGAAGGCGCACTTAATGCTTCGTATACTGAAGCTTCAGATGGCGAACAAGAAATGGACTTTGAGTTTACTGGTGACGACGGTGAAGTTGGACCAGGTATGTTGCACTATACAGTTGTTGACGGTAAAGTTGATCCTGCTTCGCTAAGAGGCACAGCAGATCCAATGGATGCTCCAAATGCTAAAGTTGATGATAGCCTAGCAACGGATAGCGTTAAGCCAGGCGGAATGGATCATGAAGAAGCATTAGCAATGGCACAAGACGAATATGACTCAGTAGACGAATGGGCAAATAGTGCTCCAGATACAGCAACATCTCCAACGTATGGTAACTACGAAGATAACATTCACGATGGCGACGACTTACATAAGAGTAAGAAAAGCTATAAAGTAGTATCTGGTGGTGACAACCCAATGCAGTATACAATGGAAGTAGAATCCATTAAAGCAGCATTATACGCAGCATTAACTGAAAAGAAAGCAAAGCCTGACTTTTTAGATGTTGATAAAGATGGTGACAAAAAAGAGCCAATGAAAAAAGCACTTAAAGATAAAGGTAGTAAGCCTAAAAAAGGTAAAGTACCTCCGCAGTTCCAAAAAGAAGAAATGGCTGCTGAAGGACGTGGTAAAGTAATGGCTGGCAAAGGACGTGGTAAGAAACCCAAGTTAATGGCTGGACGCGGACGCGGCAAATAGTAAGTCTTACTAATTAGTATACTAACCAGATAGGTCCTTAGGGACCTATTTGCTTGAGTAAATAGCTGTATGGTAAGAGACAATATTAATTGGGAAGCATACTTCGATAGTATAAAGCCCGTATGTCCTTGGAGTGCAGCAGCATGGAAAAAGGGCGAAATTAAAGTTA